GGAGCTGGCGCCTATGACGAAATGGGAACTCCGGATACATCAAGCTTTGTGACAATTCCGAATCTCAATCGTTACGCACCGGAGTACTTTGCCGAGACGGATCAGGGAGTTCCAGCGTCTAATGTCAACATCTTTATGCCTGCTACTCCAGCAGGTTATGTGTTGACAGAAGCGAAGTACGTGGTCATTGCTCGGCGATCTGCCAACGACGGAGCGGCAGCAGCCGGGTATGATGGCGCTTACCCTGTGCCAACAACAGTTCCATTCTTGTACTGCGAATCATCCGGTGTAACCAACTGGAGTGGTAATTCGGCAGCTCCTAGTGAGTTTGTCTTCAACGATATTCCGGTTGGTTCTTTTGGGGAAGTTGTGTGTAGTGCACCTGAGGTTCTTTCGAGACTTACAGGTGCTCCGGGTGCTCAAATTCCGGCGAACCGCATCTGGGTAGAGGATTTCATTCCGGGGACAGGGCAAGGATCTGCCACAATCGATGTGGCATATTTTGCCATTCGCCTGTACTACAACCCAGCATAAACGGAGAAAAGAAACCATCAATCAGTCTTGAAAGGAGGTAGGCAGTGGCCGGCCCTACGATTAGCCTTTCGGCATCAGGAAAGTTCTCGAAAACCTCTGCCTATCTCAACAAGCTGAAGCAGAATCGCATTCTGACTATTCTCAACCAATATGGCCCCCGCGGAGTTGAGGCTCTAAAAGCGGCAACGCCGGTTGAGAGTGGTGAAACTGCGGCCGGATGGTACTACACAACTGGTCAGCAAAACGGACAGTACTACCTGGACTTCCACAATAGCCATGTTGAGGACGGACAGGTCATTGCAATTCTCATCCAGTATGGTCATGGAACTCGCACTGGTGGCTATGTGATTGGACGAGATTTCATCAATCCGGTTGTTCAACCGCTCTTCGACGAAATTGCGAAGACTGTCTTTGAGGAGGTGACCAAGGTATGAGCAACACCGTTGAAGATCAAATCGTGGCAATGCATTTTGACAACAAGCAGTTTGAGTCCGGTGTTTCGCAATCCCTTGGTACCCTCGACAAGCTGAAGGCTGCAATGTCTTTCTCGGGAGCCGGTAAGGGTATTGAGGATATCAACCGTTCGGTTTCCGGGTTCAACATGCACCCGATGGCCTCTGCCATTGAGGGCGTCAGCAAAATGTGGCTCGGTCTCACAACCGTAGCTGTCACGGCAATCTCTAACATCACCAACAAGGTGGTCGATTCGGCTCTCAAGATAGGTAAGAGTTTGACGATCGACCCACTCACTGCCGGCTTCAGTGAATACAGCACGAATCTCAACTCTATCCAGACGATCATTGCGAATACTGGAGCCAAGCTGCCTGCGGTCAACAACACGCTGAGGCAGTTGAATGAGTACTCGGACAAGACCATCTACAACTTCAGTCAGATGGCTCAGAACATCGGTCGATTCACTGCGGCGGGCGTCGCTATGGGTCCTGCCACTGACGCCATCAAGGGTATGGCAAACGTTGCTGCTCTGTCTGGCGCTACCTCGGAACAGCTCAACAGCGCGATGTATCAGATGTCGCAGGCGCTCAGCACAGGTGTTATTCGCCTAATGGACTGGAACTCGTTGGCAAATGCCAACATGGGTGGTACGAACATTCAGAAGGCGCTTCAAGCAACTGCTGAGTCTGGTGAAGATGCTGGCGCGGCCATGAAGGATGCTATTGCTAGCACTGGAAGTTTCCGTGATTCGCTTCAGGCGGGCTGGTTGACCGGCGACATCTTCACCAAGACGATGAAGGTGATGGCTGGGCAAATCGACAAGACCACTGGTGGTTACAAGGCGTTCTCGGTTGAGCAGCTTAAGGGAATGGGATATTCTCAGCAAGCTGCTGAGGAACTCAATCGGCTTTCGCAGGCTTCTATTGAGTCAGCGACCAAGGTCAAGACCATCGGTCAGGCTTACGATGTTGTCAAGGAATCGATCGGTTCTGGTTGGGCTCAGGTTTTCCAGAACATCTTTGGTAACTTCAACCAGTCCAAGAAGCTTTGGACCGGAGTTACCAAGTACATCACAGACGGAGTTGCAGGTTTCTTCGCCAAGATCAACAAGGCTCTCGCCTACTGGAACAAGTTTGGCGGCCGAGTAGAAGTCATTGAAGGCTTGAAGCAGGCATTCAAGGATCTTGTGCGTTTCTTCGTCCCAATCAAGAATGCGTTCAAGGAAGTCTTCCCTCCAGGATCCGCCAAGATTCTTGTAACTATGAGCGAGGCATTCCACTCGTTCTTTGAACTATTCCGTCTAAACGTGAAGCAGATGCACGCGATTCGCGTCGTCTTCGTCGGGATATTTACTGCGGTCAAGTTCCTTGGAACAATTGTTGGCTTCGCTATCAAGATGCTCGGCAGCCTCTTTGGCTTGCTGGGCTCGGGTGCTGGTGATGGCGGTGGTTTCCTGGACACCATTGTAGAGACCATCGAATCTTTCGTGGATTGGGTTCGGGAAGGTAAGAAGCTCGAGAAGATGCTTAAGGGTGTTTCCAACATTGCAACTGCATTCTTCCGGGCTTTGCAGCCTCTCGTGCCAGTCATCCAGGCAATTGGTGACAGCATCGCAAGTTTGGCGTCCGAAGGTGGAGATATTGCCAAGGGTCTGATTGACGGCATTATTGATGGTATCAACGGTGCAAGCATTCAAGCGGCTCTGGTGAATTTTGCCAACAACATCGTTACGTGGGTCAAGGACGCTCTGGGTATTCACTCACCAGCAGAGACTATGATTCCGATCGGAGTCAACATAGTTCTGGGTATTGGACAGGGAATTATTGACGCAGGACCGTTCCTACTTGAGGCTCTCAGGAAAACATTCGAGTTCATGGCTGCTGGCCTTGGGGTATTCGTCGAGGGTCTTGGGTCGGCATTCAAGAATTCCATGGCGAGTATGGATCTCGAAAGTTTCTTGGAGATTGTTAACACGCTCCTGACAGGAGGCTTTCTACTTGCAGCGACGAATGTCGCAAGAGCATTCAGCGGAATCTCAAAGAGTGCAAGTGGCGTTCTGGATCGGATTTCGAGCAGCTTGAAGGTCATGCAGCAAGATGTCAAGGCAGACATTATCAAGAAGATTGCCATATCCGTTCTGTTGCTTGCCGGTGCAGCTTATATTCTGTCACAACTTGATGGAAAGCAGCTGGCATACTCCATGGGCGCGATTGCGGGTTTGATGACCGCTCTTGTCGCTTCGATGAAGATTCTAATTGGTGGCGATACCAGTCTAAGCGTGAAGGACATCGCTAAGAAGAGCGCTGCGATGACCGGAATGGGCGTGGCCATGGTTGCGTTCTCTACGGCAGTCGTAATTCTGGCAGGTGCTGTGAGAATCCTCGGCAAGATGGATCCAGAGGAAGTGGTCAATGGTTTGAAGGCCATTGGAGCCATTGTAGCAGGCGTTGTGGCGGCTACCGCGATCTTGTCCAAGACGGGAGGCGGAGCCACGATATTTGCGACTGCAGCGGCCCTTCTCGTGCTTTCTGGGGCCCTTGTAGCGTTCGCTGGAACCATGAAGATCTACTCCAAGCTCAGCTGGGACATGATCATTGACGGTGGCGGTAAGGCTGCTGCTGTGATTCTCGGTCTTGGTCTGGCTATGCGTGCCTTCGGTAAATTTGCGGTCACCGGGTCCATTGGCTTGCTTATCGCCTCCGTTGGGCTCTTGATCTTGGCTAAGTCGCTCGAGAAGGTGGCAAAGATCGATAGTGAAAGACTTGGTGACGCTCTGACTGCTTTGGTTGTCACTATTGGTGCTGTAGCTCTTGCTGGCATGGCTTTGAGTGGTGGCGGAGCGGTTGGATTACTTGCTGGCGCTGCTGCAATGATCGTCATTGCTAAGGCGTTGGAGATTCTGGCAAAGATTCCGGCAGATGATCTGACGAAGGCTTTCGTGTTCATCGGTCTTGCGCTGACGGCACTCGTAATTGCAGCCAACGGCCTCTTGCCAGCTATCCCAGCCATCATGGCTTTCGGTGCTGCAGCGTTGCTCATCGGCCAGGCAATTGCTCTGGCCGGCTTGGGTGTTCTGGCGTTTGCGACGGCCCTGGGTGTTCTTGCCATTGTGGGTCCTGCGGGATTCCAGGCAGTCTACGACGGTGTCATTCTTCTACTGAAGTTGGTACCTGAGATTGCCAAGGCTGTTGGCGCTTTCGTTCTGGGGCTCATTCAAGGGTTTGTAGACGCGGCAGTGCCTCTGACAAAGGCGATTTACAAGTTGTTGACGGTCATGGCCGACGCGTTCATCAAGTTCCAACCCAAGCTTCGCCAGGTATTCCGAGCTCTCATCGAGACTGCGTTCAGTGTTCTTGAGTCGTACATTGGACGATTCATCAGATTCGGTATTCGTGTCATAATCGCGTTCCTGACAGGCATCGAAGAGGCAATTCCTAGGATTGCTCACAAGGCGGCCAACATCGTCATTGCATTTATGGATGCGATCGAAGCTGAGTATCCAAGGGTCAAGCGCAGGGCGATCCAGTTCATCGGATTCTTGGCTGTTGAAATCGTGTCGGCAGTGAAGGGTATAGGGGGACAACTAGCCACTGCTGGAGGCGGTATAGCTGTAGATTTGATTACGGGTATAACATCGTATCTATGGACTACCGGCATGGATCTTCTCAGAAGCGCTGCTTCGGCTATTGCCGGTGCACTTCCTGGATGGATGAGGAAGGTTCTCGGTATTGATAGCCCATCCAAGGTCATGCGAGATGAGGTCGGTCAATGGGTTGCCAAGGGCGTTGCTGATGGAATTCATCAGCATGTTGGCGCCGCTGAGAAGTCTTCTAAGGAGCTAGCAGACCGGAGTCTGGATGCAATGCGATACGCATTCAATAACTCGCGCAAGATGGGCGATAGTCTCCGGGATATTCGTCCTACTATTGCACCAGTTCTGGACCTGACTCAGCTCGAGAAGGACGCTACGGCGATCAGTGGGCATCTGTCCGGAAGGCACACGATCAACACTGGACTGTCCGGACGCAAGGCTTCGGATATTTCAGGAATCGAAGGGCGTCGAAGAGCTGACGCTGTGGCCTCGATCAACGAGACCTACAACTTCAACCAAACCATCAACTCACCGAAACCGGTGAACAAGGTTGAGATCTACCGTGGAACAAAGTCCCAATTCGCGCTATTTAGGGAGGTGAAGGGCTAATGACAGTACTGTTGAGAACGCCGGTGATCACTTCGATCCGGCTTCGGGGGCTTGACGTGGTGAACTTGCCCTTCACCCCTTACTCTACGGATTCTGATCCGTACGTTGTGAAAAACATCGATGGGATTGACCCCCCGGACCAGACCGTGGCGATCGCCAAAACTGGCTCTGGGGGGAAGTTCCAAGGAATCCAATCGGAAGACCGCGATGTCGTGGCTTTGGTTATGCTACATGGTGACGTGAAGAACCTTCGAAACAACCTCTACACAATGCTCCGGACGGGTTACGACCCTAAGGTCTGGATCGATCTCATGGCGGGAGGAGTACTCTTCGCCACGGTAGAAGCGTACTGTTCGAAGTTTGAGTCGGCGCTGTTCGTCAAGGAACCAGCAGTTCAACTCACGTTTCGAACGCTTCATGACAAGTTTCGGGAGCCGGCGGCTACGTCTTATCCAGCAACAGCTCTCAGCGAAACGAATCCCAACGTCTACAACCCTGGAACTGCTGATACTGGCTTCCAGTTTGCTGTGAAGTTCACAGATACTATGCAGCATTGGTATCTCCGTGTGGCGGAAGATGACTCGATTGGAATGACGTTCGACAAAGCATTTGCTGTCGGAGACATTTTGGCCGTATCGACAATCCCAGGCAAGAGATACATCCACTGGAACAAGAAGCAAGGAACTGTTCAGAACAAGATGGGCATTCTTCGAGCCGACTCAGAGTGGATTACCCTCCACCCAGGCTATAACCACTTCAAGGTTCCTCCAGGGACTACCAAGTGGCAGTGGAAGGGCCCTTTGACGTTCACTGCGCAGTACTGGGGGGTCTGATGGATCTTCTCACGATGAACCGGAACGACTTTTCAGTCAAGGAGTTAGTCGAGGGTTACCGAAGTCTTATATGGACGGAGCGTTTTCAGCCGTACGGAGACTTCGAGCTGCACACTGAAGACATTGACTACACCAGGGAGCTTTTGCCCGAACGTAGTCTTTGCACACTGCTCGACAGCAACGAAGTGATGATGGTTGACTCCCACGAAATCCAAGAGAATGACGATGGGGTCCCTCAACTGACGATAAAGGGGAGGACGATCGATGCCTTCCTGATGAACCGAGTCTGGAAGAACGCTCCATACGGCAAATCCGTCAAAATGCAAACCAAATACACCATCAAGCAGGCTTGTGCAGCATTGGTGTGGACTGCTGTGGTCAACGACACTGGGGATGATGTTCTACGGGTAACCTCAACGTATCCTGCAGGGAACTCAATTCCTCACGTGATCTGCACGGTATCGATGCCTGCCGGAACGGACGACGGAGCAGTCAAGGCAAGGAAGATAGAGAACGGCATCATCTACGATCAGTTGATGACATTCCTGGCTTCAGGAAAATTGGGCATTCGGATCATTCGACCGAATGGGACTAATGGTCGCAAAGTGAGCTTTGGCAGTGGAGGTGCGTTCAGCACTACTCCTGAGACCAACATCACCAACTGTAGATTTGATATCTACAAGGGTCGTGACTTGACAGATTCGGTTGTCTTCAGCTGGAAAGCCGGACACTTGGACAGCCCCAAATACCTCTTCTCGAGTGAAAATTTGAAAACAGGTGCGTATGTTGTGGGCGATCCTCGCAACCACTACTACACCGATCCAGACGAACTTCCTGGTACGAATACTGGGTGGAACCGTCGAGACACATTCGTAGACGGAGGCACGAAAGAGACCGCTGAAGATGCTGATGACTTTGAGGAAGGTCTTGAAGACAAAGGTCTAAGGGCTGTGCGAAAAGAAGGCAGTAGAATTCGTACTGTCGATGCTCAGATCTCTCCTTTCATCAATTTCAAGTATAACGTGGACTACCGGCTTGGGGATCGCGTTAAGGTGCAAGGACGATATGGATCGTCGAACGAGTATGTGACTGAATTCATTCGCACACAGGACGAAAACGGCGAGGTTGGATATCCGACGTTGTCGTCAAGGCTTTCTTAGAAAGGAGGAGGCATGCAACATTTGTATCCGCATCTACATCCATGGAAATCACTTCGTCCATGGGAAAGACACAGCTTTGTTCTTCTCATCGCGGGCTTGGTCTACATAGCCATTGGTGTCTCGTTCTACACAACGGAAATCACGGCCGCGAATGAGCGTGCTCTTCACGTTGCTCTGTCTTGGTGGGGAATGGACGTGTGGGGAATCATCTTCATGTTTGCTGGTTGGCTGGCTGTCATATCGTCGCGATGGCCTGCAATTTCCACAACGTGGGGCTACGTGGTTCTGACCGGTCTCTCTGCAACTTGGGCCACTTTCTATGGTGTTGGCGTTCTGTTCGATCTTGCTCCGATTTCAAATCTTCGAGGTTCTTTTATTTGGGGGCTACTTGCTTTCGTATGGTGGGGAGTTAGCGGTTTGGTTAACCCACCTAGAGTTGAAGCAATAGAATCTAAGACGGTGTAAACATGGATTCTGTTGTGATCACCGTTATCGGGAGTGTGATCGCTGCGATTGTGGGTGCCGCTTCGGCATATGGCGCCGCGAGAGCATCGGCCAATGCGTCAACCAAAAACACAACCACTTCAGTCGAAGGTAAGAGACTGGAGCAGGCCTACGAGCGTGCGAGGAAGTTCGACATCGACACCATATCTAGACAGGATCAAAAGATCGCGCACCAAGAAGAAGAGATTCAAGATCTCAGCGAGAAACTCGATGAGAAGGATGCTCAGATCTTGGCTTTGAGGCTTCGTGTCGCGCATCTAGAACAACGACTTGGCATAAAGCCACCAGAGGAGAACCAACGTGAATCTCAGTAATTCTGCCTACGATAAGCTCAAGTTCCTTGTGCAAATCGTTCTGCCGGGCCTAGCGGCCCTCTACGTAGGCCTTGCGCAGCTCTGGAGCCTTCCGGAGCCAACGGCAGTGGCCGGAACCATCGCGGCAGTTGCAGCGTTCCTAGGGCTGTTTCTGAGCCGTCAGGCAGCCAGCTACGAGGGCGCTGGGGACTTGGTTCTCCACAAGGACGTGAAGGATGGAGAGGTCTATCAGAGCGTTGACTGGAATGACCATCCAGGCACTCTCAAGGACGGTCAGAACGTCACTCTGAATGTCAGAACCGAAGAGGTCGACGTCTGACCGGGGTCGCGAGGGATTCATGGTCTATAATGAATCCCAATGAAAGGAGACCCCAGTGCTGAGCAAACGCTCGGACGAAGCTCAGAGTCTTGACCAGACGATCCAGATGCTCGAAGACGACATGCGATCGATGAGTGGTGATTCCGAGGAATATGCAACCTGCCTGAACAGGCTGGAGAGATTGTACAAGCTCAAGGAGAAACACTCCAAGAGAGGGTTCAATCCCGACACCCTGCTCATTGTAGGAGGCAACCTCCTTGGCATCATCATCATCGTCGCGTACGAACACAGCCACGTGATCGGATCGAAAGCAATGAGCCAAGTCGGCAAACTCCGCTGAGTCACCACAAACGGACGATATAGACCCCTGTAGCGAAATCTACAGGGGCTCTATATTTTTGTGTCGCAATACGTACATAGCCTCTAACGAGCACCACCCAACAAAGGAGAACAACATGGAAATGTACGCCATCAAGATCCAAAAGTCCCAGCTTCCCCTCATCACTTTCCTGAACGGAGGCGTTACACCCGACATCGAAAAGAAGACGACATATCTTGTTTTCGACGCGGTGTTGGGCAGCGACATCCACAATGAGATCGTGACCGAGAAGGAGCTGGCTGAGAGATTCGACATCAAAGGCTGGCACCCGTTCATTCTCGCCTTGAAAAAGGTGTAGCTCAAGAGCTGTAGTCCTACATGGACTATGGCTTTTCGCGGGATATTCATAGCCTATAATGACCCCAACCAAAGGAGAACCACCATGTCCAATCTTGAAGAAGAGAACACTGAGATCATCTCAATGGAGATGCAGTTCCTGATGTTGGCCCACGACCATTCCGTAGCACTGTGCGAACAGGCTGCTCGGCTCCGATCGAAGTATGACGACGAACCCCTCGTCATCTCCCTCATCGAGCAGATGCAGACCCATCTCGCCCTGTACGAACGGACCGCTCTCCGGCTGGCAGAAGAGAACGCATCCCACTGGGAAGCCAGACTCAACAACCTCAAGTGGATGGAAGGCCTCGCCAAGTAAGGCCTAGCAGACCCTTCATTGGGTCTGCTTTTCGCTATATTTACATCGCCTATAACGACAGACCCCAACAAAGGAGACCCCATGCTCAAGCGACACGTCTACACCTGCCCTGACGTCATCCACATGCGCAAGGTCAACCGCAACCTCAATCGTACCATCATCGGTATCGAAGCAGGATTGCTGGTTGCCGTGTTCGCAGTCGGATCGTACGTCGACTGGAAGGAAAAGAAGACCAAGAAGCCTGACCTTGAGATCGTTCCCGACCCCGAGGACTGATCACCCAGTAGAGCCCCTTACCCGGGCTCTACTTCTCTTATCGCGGGATATTCCACCCCTATAATGAATACCCACACCGAAGGAGACCCCATGGATGCTTTCCAGTTCGTCTTTCTCATGTTCCAGATCGCGTTCGCGCTGATGCTGTTGTACATCCCGTACCTCGTCATCAGCAAGCTCGCGAGAGCGTTCACGAAGACGACCAAGAAGACCAAGCACGCTCTCTTCAAGTAGATTCAGGGAGGAAGCCAGTACATCGGCTTTCTCTTTGTCGCTGGTTATTCCTTTCCTATAATGAAGACCCCACATTAAGGAGACACAACCATGAACAAAAAGCAGATCGCACTGCTAGCTGGTTTAGCCACCGCTGCGTGGACTGGACTCGTCATCCTCAAGACACTCGACATCATCAAGGGTTGGGACAAAGCTGAAGAAGCTAAACTCCAACACGAACGACAGCTCGAGTGGATAGAAAAGATGGGCCAACTCACCGCCGGCCTGGACAAGAAGCTCGATACCGCCAAGTTCTGGGAGCAAGTCACCAGAGGCATGTAGTCTTCCGAGAGAGCCCCGTAACAAGGGCTCTCTATTTGTCTGTCGCAGGAAAAACAGGTGCTGTAATGAGAAGAGGACCCGAAAGGGTTGCCAAGACACTAATGTCCAGGTTCGAATCCTGGCTGGCGTGGCAGCACGGACCAAACAGCTGCTTAACGACAACGTTTTAGTTGGACGTTGTACCTCTTCTCACTTTATTTCTTCGTCGCAAGAAATACAACCCCTCTAATGAGAAGACGGTAGTAGTCTACCCTGATCACCCTATACGGGTACGAACAGCTTCTCTTATATTTTCTGTCCATGTTAGAAGAGCTAAGGAGATCCATCCATGGAGAAGGTACAGTTCGAGAAATACAACCAGATCGATTCGGACGTAGAGATCCGAGTCGTTTTTGATCAGTCAAATTCCAACTGGCACAACGACCAGGAGTACAATCATTTCTTCGTGAAACACGTCATGAGTTTCATGCAAGACAAGTGTATGGCTCGGGGTTCTTTGTTTGTCAACGAAGTTCTGGATTATCTCGGAATCCCGCGCACTCCCGAGGGACAGCTTCTCGGCTGGAACAACTTCGGAGAGAGAATGGATTTCTCGTTCACCTCAGACAGCGAGGGCGGACGGATCGTCCTTAAGAATGCCAAGTTCATCTGGCACACGCTCTAGGAGGAGTCATGCAACTTGCGTCACTCATCGTCGCGTCTGCCAGTTTGGCAGTCTCCGCGACCACGCTTGTGGTGATTCTGGTCGGAGCTAAGCGGGCTCTGGCAATGGTTACCGAAGCTACCCAGACGGCCGAAAGCAAGATCAACGCTCTCAAGAAGGCCGTTGCCGACCTCTGAAAGGAAGAATCATGGAGGTTGCTTGGATCGAGTACAAGCCGAGACCCCCAAAGAAACCTCGTGGGTACGGCCTTTCAAATCTCGTCGGCGACTTGGTGCTGACGTTCGCCACCTCTGGTCTCTGGGCCATCTGGTGGATCATTAGAGAGGTAAGACGATGATTCCGAAGTGTGTTATGTGTCAACGTGAACGAACACTGGGTGGAGTCGGATCTGAGCATCCTATGGATGCTTACGATTATTCTCCTCTGCAGGTAGTGACTGGCTCAGCAATGGGTTGGTACAGCGGTGATGATGGTGAAATATGTCCTCAGGACATGGAGAAAACGATTCGAGGGAAGGGATGATCAACGAGATATTTCAATGGTTGGCGATTCTCGGGATCGCCTTCATCGTGCTTTACCCACCGGTAGAGCAGTTCGTGCAAGACTTCAACAATGAAGACGAGGATTACGAGTGAACCTCAAGCACATCACCAAGGACCTTGGGAAGTTCGTCACCAAGGAATCGCCTCAGATCCTCACCATCCTGGGGATTGCTGGCGCTGGCGTGACGGTCTATCTCACAGGCAAGGCAACCTGGAAGGCCGCACAGCAGATCCAGCACGAAGAAATCGTGGGAAAGGTTGAAAACGACGATCAGTCTTTCCAACTCAACAACAAGGCTCGTTTCGAGAAGGTCTGGAAGCTTTACATCCCCGCTGCAGCGACAGGGGTAATGGCCGTCGGCTGCATCGTGGCTGCAAATCGTGTCCAGGCGCGTCGATACGCTGCACTGGCTGCTGCTTACGGGCTGCTCTCAGGAGATTTCGATGAGTTCCGTGACAAGGCTGCCGAGCAGTTGGGATTCAAGAAGATGGATGAAATCGACAACTCGATTGCCCGCGACAAGATCGATCGAGAGTTCATTCCGCCCGGGGCCGTTACAAATGAGGGCCTGTCCTGGTTCAAGGACAACTCTTCGGGCCGTTACTTCCTTTCGACGCAGGAATCGGTTAAGAAGGCCATGAACTTCGTGAATTTCGAGGCCAACAACCAACGCGGTGCGTCCTTGAACACCTTTTACGACGAGCTTGGGCTCGATCCAACAGGTGTCGGACACATCCTCGGATGGGCGGCGGGAGAGGCGCTTGATATCGTGTTCTCGCCGGTGTTGTTGGACAACGGAATGGCTGTGACGGAAATCAAGTTCAGGCAGCAGCCTAAGCCGGGTTTCTAATAAGGGGCTCAAGGCATCCGCTCGACTGGATATTTGAGCCCCCATGTGAATGGAACTGCGATTAAATCGCAGGAATTACATCGCTCATAATGAACGGAAACCTGTTCCTAAGAAAGAAGGAATCATGACCGAGACCAACGACCAGACCGTCCCCGAGACCCCCGAGACCACCTCGCTGAAGGACCGAGTCTTCACTCGCAAGAACGCCAAGCGCGCCGCCATCATCGGCGGAGTTGCTGCCGGTGTCCTGTGGCTGAAGAACCGGCTCAACGCGAAGGGCTCGGTGTCCGCGGACGTCCACGTCGAGTCCGACGACTCCACCGATAACTGAACAGTTCCCCAAGCCGAGAGGCCTGGTAGTCCCCACACTACTAGGCCTCTCTATTTCTCTAAAGGAGAAGAATGTTTCGCTACCGGGTCTTTCGGCAGCTGCCCGACCATTCATTCACGGAGATTGCACAGACGACATTTCTTGAGGATGCGGAGGCCGTGTATGAACGGTGGCACTCCGGCATGATTTCTGAAGTCGGCGGCGAAATCATCCAAACCAAGAATCTCACGCACGGCGCAGAAGCGCTGTTCTGAAAGGAACACAATGATCAAGCAGTTCATCTCGTTCAAGAGTCCAAGCGGTAATCCGGTTTCTCGAACGCTTCATTTCCACCTTGACGAGTTCGAGGTCTCGCACGACATGGAGCTGGAGGTTCTCAAGGAGCGCTTGGAACGTTTCCAGGACGAGGTTATCGGCGACGATAAGACTCTTGTGCGCGAACTTACCGCTCCTGAGAAGCGTGAGATGCTCGATATCGTCAAGGTTCTCATCAAGCACTCCTACGGAGTTCGTTCGCAAGGCCCTGACGGTGAGCAGTTCGACAAGGACGATCCGCACGGAAGCGGGGATATTTGGCGTCGATTCGTTTCGACAGGCGCCTTCAATGCCTTCGTGCTGTACCTCTTCGAGAACACCGATCGTGCGAATTATTTCATGACCAAGATCTGGCCTGAAGTGGTTCAGAAGGACTACGAGAAGAGCCAGCGTGCCGATCTCAGTCCTGTGCCGGATCTGGAGAACCCTCTGACCAACGTCGCCAACGAGGCTCCGGTCTATCCAGGCGACGATGGAATTCCGTCGATCGACAGCCCTGAGCAGAATCATGGCGATCCTCTCTACATGGATAATCCAGTCAAGAAGACCTGGTCGGACTACACCCCCGACCAACTTCTAGAGATGAATCGGAATGAGTTCGAAACGCTTTACGCAGAAGCGCGGCAGGGAAAGAACATCCCGACAATGCTTCTAAACATCCGTCAGCGTCGTAAGATGGCCGAGGGTGCCGAAGAGCCCGGGGGGACGACCGAGTAATCGGTCGGATATTTGCGAGGCGGGGAGTTCACTGGCTGGATTGGGGTCTCGCCGTACTTCCCGTCTCGCAAATGAAACACAGCCTCTAATGAACCCACTTTAGAAAGGTACCGCCATGAACATCAACTTGAATGCTGACAAGATCAAGGCTGACATCAAGAAGGCCTGGGAGGAAAACACTGCTCTATGCTTGCTCGCAGGAGCGACCGCGCTCTCCGGAGCTGCGAAGCTCCTCAACGCACGCGCGAACAGCCGCAATTCCAAGGCCTGGAAGAAGGAAGTCGACCGTCGCGTCAAGTCCGACAAGAAGACGGCCAAGACCAAGTAGTTCATCCGATAGAGCTCTAGAAATAGGGCTCTATCCTTTTCGCACGAAATACCCGGTCTTTAATGAGACCGAAAGGAGATCTTCATGCTTCGCAACAAGACGAAGATGCTGATCATCAAGTTGTCGATTGGCGCTGTCACTGCTGCAGTGATCGGAATGATCATCAAGGCAGAAGCGCAAGCCCTCGACGAGATTGAGGAGAAGTACTTCCCACCGAAGAACGAAGAGAAGAAAGAGACTTCGTAACACTCATCCCGCTGAGAGCCCAACCTGGGCTCTTAGTTTCTGTCCAAGGAGAAAGCATGACTGAGTTCCCATCTCAGAGCCACAAGAGTCGTGAGCCGAGAGTTGTTGAGCCGGTGACAACGAATCCCGGAAGAGTTCGCGCCGCGCCAGCAGGTCGAAGGCTCAAGGAGACGATATTTCAAGGTGATGCTCGGAGCGTGTGGACGAGCATGATCTGGGACACCTTCTTTCCAAATCTGCGAGACAACTTCGCAGATGCTGTGCACAACGGCATTGATGCACTGTTCGGCGGATATTCTACGGCTGGACGCAGCCGTAGCCGTTACGGAGGGTTGTACCGAGGCCATAACATCAGCAAACACAATCCCGACAAGGCCCTCGGGCGCGGGGCGGACAATCGATACCGCGACGATGCACTTCGCGATGGTGACACGAGTGTTGTCGAGCTCGATTCTCGTGTTGAAGCACAGGAAGTTCTGAACCAGATGAATCTCCTGATCGATCAGTTCGACCAGTGCTCAATGGCCGATTTCAAGCGACTTGTTCGAATCACTCCTACCCATGTCGACTTTGGACTCGGCTGGGAAGAGCTAGGCGAGGCGCATGTCGTTTCGTCCAAGGGGATGTACTTCCTCGATCTTCCTGACCCCATCCGTCTCAGCAGCAAATAGGAGCGAACATGTCTCGACCTAAGTTCGTACCAAGCAAGGTGATGGACTTCACCCGAAAGATCCGCGAAGTTCTTGCTGAGACGAATTGCGAGCGTCATTCTGCTCCGGTGGGAATTCCCTGTTTCCATTTACGTATGGACTCGCACGAGGGGTACTACGCCGGAATCTGCAACGTTCGAGCCACCAAGATCTATAACGGGGTTCCCTCCAAGAGCCCTCGAACTCTTCACAAGGAGAAGCGATGAAGTATGTGCCGCAGGCCGTCACTCGTGTAGTGGGCCGAACGGTTCTCAAGACCCAGAAGAACTCGCCGACGATTCTCTTCGTCGCCGGCGTGACTGGTGCGGTCACAGCGACCGTGCTTGCTTGCCGAGCCACGCTGAAGGCACAGCCTGTCGTGGATCACATGAAGAAAGACCTGATCAACGTTGACGTGATTCAGTCGCGGAAGCAGGTCGACCAGGAGGAAGCCCGACAGCAGAGGGCTCACATCATGCTCAATACCGCGATCGAGGTTACCAAGCTGTACGCGCCGTCGGTCATCCTCGGTTCGGTGTCGATCTTCTGTCTGACCAAGTCACACCGTCAGTTGACTCAACGCAACGCTGCCTTGACAGGAGCGTACGTCTCCCTCCAGCAGTTTCTGGATGGATATCGTGCTCGAGTTCGCAAGGAGATCGGGGAGGAAAGGGAGAAGGATGTTTACTATGCTTCGACTCCCGTTGAGCTGACCGAGACAACTGGCAAGGGCACCAAAAAGACCACGGTTCAGCGGCCCACTGAGGGCGGTCCGTACGCTGTGCTCTGGGATGAGCGGAGTAGCACTTTCCAGCATCTTCCTGAGTACAACATTCATTACATCAAGCTGCAGCAGGACTTCCTCACGGACAAGCTTCGTGCTCAGGGATATTTGTTCCTGAATACAGTGTACGAGGCGTTCGACATTCCGGTCACCCAGAACGGTCAGCTTTGTGGTTGGATCATTCCATCAGATAAGAGCGATGATTTCGTCGAGATCAAGTGGACGGAGATGTACAATCAGCAGCGCTCGCTCTTGCTCGACTTCAATGTCGCCGGCATGGTCCACCACATGCTTGACGATGCAAAGATGAGCCGATGAAGTGGCTAGCGAAAACGGAGACGGTCAATCTCAAGCTTCTTGTGCCCTCTGGCCTGACGGTTGCCGCCGGCGTAGGAGCCGCTGTGGGGTATGTAGTGGCCTCCAAGATCCTGGAGAAGAAGTACAGGGAGCTGGCTGACAAGGAAATTGCGGAAGCACGCGTTCTCTATCAGCGGATGTATTCCCGTTCTCCGTTGGTGCTTCAGCCTGAGTCTGAGGTTGAAGAGGATCCCGAAGAGGGAGATGAAGAAGCTCCTGCAGGCACCTGGGATGAGTTGGAAGAGGTTGTCCAGGATCGGCTCATGACCAATGCCATGAAGGCGATGGGCACCTATGTTCCTCCTGCTGAAGATCACGAAGGCGTGGAGAAGCGAGAGCCCACGACGCGAAACACCTTCGCGGATTACCAGGCACCTGGTGATGAAGTCATGGATGCACTCATGGCTGATCGAGACCCGTCCGAGCCGTACATCATCACGAAGAGCGAGTACTACGAAAATGAGCCTGATCACGAGCAGAAGCGCTTCACGTACTACGATGGCGATCAAGTCCTGGTCGACGATCAAGACGAGTACAACCCGATCATGGATACTGAGCGAGTGGTGGGAGACGACAATCTCCTTCGTTTCGGTTACGGGTCAGGCGATGAGCACTCGCTGTTCGTCCGCAATGAAACGTTGGACCCACCCCTTGACCTCTACATCACAAGGTCTACCGGTCGTTACACGGATGAGGTCATGGGTCTTGACGAAGATCAGCCACATCTGAAGCATTCGCAATCAAGAAAGTTCCGTCTGCACGATGAGTGAACAGCTTGATGCCGCCTACCTGGAGTGGCTACAAGACCTGGTAGGGCCTCAAGAGCAGGGAATTCAGCACGATCGTCTGTTGAAACATCTCTTTGAGCGAGAGTTTGTAATGCTTGTTCCGAATGACGATAACCGTTGTGCGGATGGATTAGCTCTCCGAAAGGAATTTGTTCGATCTGGACGCATGCGTCCAACCCATCATTGGATGGAGTTGGGTTGCTCAGTGCTGGAAATGTTGGTCGGGGTTGCTCGCCATCTCTCTTTCACAGCCGAAGGAGAGGTGGGCGAGTGGTTCTGGCATCTCATCAACAACTTGGGTCTTGCCCGATATTCGAATAGTCGATACCACCGTAACCGTGTGGACGAGATCATTGAGAGGTTGGTCTGGAGACAGTACAGCTATGACGGAAACGGCGGGCTGTTCCCGCTCCAAGAGCCTCGAGAAGATCAGAGAGACGTGGAACTTTGGTTCCAGATGGAGTCTTACATTCTTGAGATGAGCTAGAAGGGAGGTGAGATGGATTTCTTCAAGATTGTTCTTAGCGAAGTAAAGAGCGGACCGCGAAAGGGTGAATACGACATCATCCCAGACTTCCAGGTCAACAGATTCACGGATCTGATGGTCAAGGGGAAGCAATTCTATGCTATCTGGGATGAGGAGAAGGGTCTGTGGAGCACAGACGAATACGATGTACAGCGGCTCGTTGATGCTGAGTTGAAGAAGTACGCGGACAATCTGGATATCTCAGCACCGTTCTCGGTCAAGTATCTTCGCTCCTCGGCCAACGGAAGTTGGAGGGCATTCCGGAATTTCATCAGCCTTCTTAGCGACAACAGTCATGAACTGAACAGCACCCTCACATTCCTAAACACAGACGTCAAGAAGGAGGATTATGTTTCACACCGTCTTCCTTACGCTCTTGTTTCTGGAGATTGTCCTGCTTACGATGAGCTGCTTGGCACTCTTTATTCTGTGGAAGAGCGTGCGAAAATTGAGTGGATTATTGGATGTATTGTTGCTGGTGACAGCAAGTACATTCAAAAGTTTGGTGTGTTCTACGGTCCTCCAGGATCTGGTAAGGGGACGGTTCTCGATATCATCGAGAGATTGTTCCATGGATACACCACTTCGTTCGATGCCAAGGCTCTGGGGAACAGTAACGCTCAGTTCGCAACCGAAGCGTTCGGAAAGAACCCTCTCGTAGCGATTCAGCAGGATGCAGATCTTAGTCGCGTAAGCGATAATACTAAGATCAACTCAATCGTCTCACACGAAAAGATGCTGATGAACGAGAAGTACAAGCCCACTCACTCAAGTAGGGTAAACGCTTTCTTGCTTGTCGGCACCAACGAACCGGTCAAAATCACGTCGTCTAAGTCGGGTCTTCTTCGACGAATGATCGACATCAACCCGACCGGTGTAAACCTGCCAGAAAACCACTACCACGCTCTCATGGCACAAATAGACTTTGAGTTGGGCGCGATTGCTGCGCATTGTCTTAAGGTTTATCGCGAGATGGGGAAGGCGTACTACTCTGGATATCGTCCGAATCAAATGATGCTCCAGACTAACGTGTTCTTCAACTACATCGAGTACAACTGGGATGTCTTCAAGCAGCAGGATGGTACGACGCTCTCTCAGGCGTACCAACTCTATAAGCAATACTGCAGCGAGGCAAACATCGAGAAGGTGCGCCCCATGTATGAGATCCGTGAAGAGTTGAAGAGTTACTTCAAGGAGTACAAAGACCGTGGACGGTTCAATAACGCTGACGTTAGGAGTCTTTACACTGGCTTCAACGCTCATCCTTTCAAGGCTCCTATCAAGGGGGCGCATGCATACAGTTTGGTCTTGGATCTCGAGGAGAGTCTTCTCGACGAAGTCTTGGCTGACTGTTCGGCTCAACAAGCAGTCTTCGATGACGAAAAGCAACTTTGGCGTCCGAAGTACAAGTGGGAAAACGCCAGCACAATACTGGCCGATCTCGATACTTCCGAACTTCATTATGTCAAGGTACCCAAGAACCACATCGTCATCGACTTCGACATCACGGACGAGTCCGGAAACAAGTCGCTTGAGAGAAATCTCGAAGCGGCGTCCAATTGGCCTGCGACATATGGTGAACTTTCTCAAGGTGGAAATGGGGTGCACCTTCACTATCTCTACGATGGAGACGTGTCGGAACTGTCCCTTACTCACTCTCGCGGAATCGAGGTCAAATCCTTTGATGGAAACTCCTCTCTCCGACGTCGCCTTACTCGGTGTAACAACATCCCAATCAGTACGTTGCGAGAAGGAGCCCTCCCGCTCAAGGAGAAACGTGTGTTAGCGGAGAAGATCGTTCAGGATGAGCGTCACTTGAGGAACCTCATTGAGGGAGCTCTCAGGAAACGAGTTCATCCGCACACTAAGTCGAATGTGGACTTCATCCAGAAGGTGACAGACGAGGCTTACGATTCTGGAATGTCGTACGACGTTACAGACCTCAAGCCTCGAATCATCTCTTTCGCGAACCAGTCGTCGAATCAGTCTTCGGCGGCGCTAAACGTTGTGATGAAGATCCACTGGAAGTCGGAACTGGTCGATGAGGATGCTCTCATGCAGGATCAGCCGGAGAAGCCGATCGCCGTTTACGACGTTGAGGTCTATCCGAATCTGTTTGTGGTGTGCTGGAAACTTCGTGGCGCACACGAAAGCACGATCACTGACATGGTCAATCCGACTCCTCAGCAAATTGAGGAGTTGGTTTCCACCTATCGGCTCATCGGGTTCTACAACCGACGCTTCGATAACCACATCCTGTACGCACGTATGCTCGGATATTCCAACAAGCAGTTGTTCGATCTGACTCAGAAGATCATCGTGGGTAACAGAAACGACGCGCTCTTTGGAGAGGCGTACAACCTTTCCTACGCGGATATTTGGGACTATAGCAGCATCAAGAAGTCTCTTAAGAAGTTCCAGATCGATTTGGGACTGCGCCACATGGAGAGCAACATTCCTTGGGATAAGGATGTTCGAGAAGAGCAGATTCCTGAGATTCTGAAGTACTGCAGGAATGACGTCCAAACCACGGATGAGGTAGCAGACGATCGAGAAGGTGACTTCAAAGCTCGACAGATCCTTGCCGAGTTGAGTGGGCTAAGTGTCAATCACACAACCCAAGCTCATACTGCAAAGATCATCTTCGGGGATGACCGCAACCCGCAAGCAAGTTTCGTTTACACGGACTTGGGTAAGGAGTTCAAGGGTTATGCCTACGATCAAGGTAAGTCTGTCTATCGAGACGAAGACCCGGGTGAGGGCGGTTACGTATACGCCGAGCCCGGCTACTATGAGGATGCTGCTCTTTTGGACGTTGCTTCTATGCATCCGACGTCGATTCGAGTCCTCAACCTTTTCGGTCCTTACACCAAGCAGTTCAACGATCTTGTCGATGCCCGACTTGCCATCAAGGGTGGCGACCTAAATCGTGCCGCTAAACTCCTCGATGGGAGACTCAAGCCGTTTCTTGGTGGTGAGAAGTCTGAGCTGAAGGCTCTGTCTGATGCTCTGAAGATCGTTATCAACATTGTGTACGGGCTGACTGCAGCGCGGTTCCCAAACAAATTCAAGGACGATCGTAACAGAGATAACATCGTAGCGAAGCGCGGTGCTCTGTTCATGATCGATCTGAAGCACCACATCCAGAGCCTGGGTTACACTGTAGCTCACATCAAGACGGACTCGGTGAAGATTCCGAATGCCGATGACTTTATCATCCGTGAGGTCATGTTATATGGCGAGAAGTACGGTTACACGTTCGAGCATGAAGCCACGTTCGACAAGCTGCTTCTAGCGAACGACGCCGTTTATGTGGGCCGATACAAGTGGAAGGCTGATGACCCTGCTATGGCAGGACAGTGGACTGCAACCGGCGCTCAGTTCCAGGAGCCCTGGATCTTCAAGAATCTCTTCTCAGGAGAGATTACCAATCTCCGTGATCTGGCTCAGGCCAAGCAGGTTACGAAGGGTGTCATGTACTTGGATCTCGAGTACGACAAGCCTCCTCCCGTCAAGGAAGGAATGCGTTACATCGGTAAGAGCGGACTGTTCTATCCGGTGAAGGAAGGAACTCGCGGGGCCGGGGTTCTTTATCGCTGTAGCGAGGAGGACAAGCTCTTCAGCGTTACAGGCACGAAGGGGTATTTGTGGATCGAGGCCGAGGTCGCTAAGACTCTTGGAGAGTTCTCGGACGAGTACATTGACTACAGATATTTCGACAAACTGATGGACGCAGCCAAGAAGACGATCGAGGCGTTTGTTCCGGTCGAGGAATTCACTAGCTAGAAGGAGCAAGAAGGATGAAAATTGGGTTCACCGGTACAAGACGTGGCATGACCCACCAGCAGGACGATGCTCTTCAGCATATTCTTGAAGAGAATTGGCGGAAAGATCTGGGCGTGAGAGAGTGGCATGACGGGGATTGTATTGGAGCTGACGCGGAGGCTCGCGACGTGGTTTCAACTTTTCCTGGAGTGTACATTCACTCACACCCCTGTAACCTCTCGAATCAGCGAGCTTACAGTGAGTGCGACGTTGATTACGAGGAGTTGCCGCCTCTAGTTCGAAACAAGATCATTGTGGATTCTGTCGATCTCATGATCGCCACTCCAGGCGAAACAACAGAACAGTTTCGAGGTTCTGGAACCTGGGCGACGATTCGTTATGCGAGAAAGACAAACACAACTCTGATGATTGTTTGGCCCGATGGATCCATTTCAAGAGAAAACTAAGGAGAACTGAGATGACTGCCCGCAAGATCAAGCACCAGCGCGCTCTCGAAAAGAGGGAGATGTTCATGACGACGGTGAAGGAAGGCAATCTCGATGTTTTGAACAAGGTACGCAACCAGCGCGAAGAGGAGGCTAAGCGAGCTCAGGAGGAACTCAAGAAGAAGAAGATCGTGAAGTCCAAGGAACTCGCCCAGAAAAACGGAGTTGCTAAGAAGCCGACTCACAAGCCCCTTCCGAAGCAGGCTCGGAAGAAGATCAACGGAAAGAAGAACTGATGAAGCCGCACAAGCGGAATGGACGAGAAGCGAAACTTCGTCGCCAAGGATCCGCCAAGGATCGTCAGGACAAGAATCGAGAGCTCCTCAAGGAGATCTTCAAGAAGGAGAAATCATGACCGAGAGGCCGCACAAGCCGTTCCGTTTGCGAGCACTGACAAACCGATCCATCTCGCGTCGCAAGGCAGCGGGGAGCAAGCGGAACCGACGACAGAAGTTCGTCGGTTCCTTCAAGTCGGACCACAAGGAGAAGTGATGATCGAAGATAAGCTCACAGTAGAACAGCGCATTCGGTTGGAATCGGTGGCTCAGGCCAACATCGCTCGTAGCTCGGTGTCTGACATGGGCCGAGGCCTTATCGACATAGCAGCCAAGATCGAGGAGTACATCCTCAACGGCAAGGAGAACTGAGCATGGCACTGTCAAAGGGTAAGTACCCTCTTGAGCACTTGGGAATCAAGATCGCGCGAGGGGATGTTGTCGTAGTGCAGGATGACGACACGCTTCGTGAGCGCATTCTGTGGCCCAACTTCAGCGGAAGTAAGACCCCGTATAACTCAGAAGGCGACCGGAACTTCAACATCCATCTCACCAAGAAGGAGGCAGACGATCTCGGCGCGGAGGGCTGGAATGTCAAGTGCAAGCTGCCTCGCGAGGACGACGAGGATCAGATCGAACGCTGCGTTCTGAAGTGCAAAGTCGGCTACAAGGTCAACCCGCCTCGGGTCAAGATGATCGGCGACAAGTCTCGCAATGAGACGCTTCTGACGCAAGAAAACATCGGCCTTCTCGACGATGCGGATATCGCTACGGTGGACCTATCGTTCGTTCCGTACTTCTACACGATGTTCGAGGGCACGCCGCAGGAGACTGACGGCGTTGCTGCTTACCTCAAGACCATGTATGTCGTGGTCATCGAGGATGAGCTCGACATGAAGTGGGACGAGCTCCAAAAGGACGCAAGGGGTGAAGCGTGATCGATTTCGCGGATTTTGGGCGAGCGAATTTTAATCAGCAAGTTCGAGCCTACTCGATCGAAAAGGCGTTGGAGTATCTCAACAATGCTTTCGAGTCGGGAGAGACACTCATTATCGTTGCCAAGCTGATTGAGGACTACGTCGTCAACGGCGATCTCACAAGTGTGGTTAGTTCTCTCGTCGAGGAGGGCCTCACCGAAGGGCGATTCGAGGTCAAGGAAGCAGTCGAGGAATGGTTCTCCGGAGTGAATCTCGACGATATGTTCCAAGTCAAGGGTTGGAGCAACCCCAAGCAAGAAGGAGTGGTGAAGTGAACGAAGGAACTGCGAGTGTTGTCCGGACGCTCATCAAGTCCGCCGCTGTAGTGGTCATCCTCATGGGGTGGCCCCAGTTTAGAAAGTCTCACGTGATCAACCAGACGATCATCCAGCCGTCGGAGGCAGACGACCTGCTCATACGCAGTGTGATCCTCGAGCTCTCTCCGGATCAGCCATCGGAGGAGTACATCTTCTTCCAGCGAACGCTCGACGAAGGAAGCTCGATAGAAATGCGAACGGACGAGTATTCTATGCTTCGAAGCTCCTGGGAGAGAGATGGCGAACCGAAGGCCATCTCTCTGACGGTCAGTAATCTCGTCGCGGGGAGGGCTGTCTGATGTGGGCGGTATTGGTTCTCGGGAGCTTCATGATCGCAACCGGTGTTGTTCTGGCCATCTTAGCGTTAGTTTGGGATGACTGATGATTTGGTTACTGATTATTGGTCTTATCCTGATTGCAACAGGACTCTTCATGTTCGGTTGGATTCTTGAAGGAGGTAAGGACTAATGGACCTCAAGCTTGACAAGTTCAACGTCCGGGACGCGACTCTTCGGTCGCTCCTGGCGTTGGCAAACGAATTCGGAATCAAGGATCCGACGAAGGAGCAGATGGAGAAGCTTCAGGATATTTCGGATGCTCTCGAGAACCGGGTCCAGGACGAGATCGATAAGCATCTCAAGAACTTCGCTCCTGCTGCTCAGGAAGAAGAGATGTACCCCGCCGCTTCAGACGAGGACGTCTTCTTGAACATGGAACATGACGAAGTTGTGCAAGTGATTCATAAGGGTGTTGTGTTCGGCCGGTTCTGCAACGAGCCGGTGCACTTCGATCACGAACTCGGTAAGGGAACCACTTGCATCAAGCAGTGGGCTCACATCAACCCAGAACATGAGGATTCAGAAGGGAGGCTTCGTCTATGAATTTCTTTTGGACAGCAGTGGTGGTATCTCTGTGGTCATTTGTCGTTCTGATCGTCGGAATCTACGGCGGATACCACATGAAGCTCGAGGAGAAGGCTGAAGAGAAGAAGTGGGATATGAACGAGTGCCCCCCAATGAACGTTCCTGGTCCTGTTGGTCCTATAGGAGCTACTGGCGCTACGGGTCCAGCTGGCCCTCCTGGACCTGCGGCTGACGTTCTCGGCACGAAGCTTCCCAACGGAATGACTCTTGGTGGTTGGATTTCCGCAGCGGACGCTCGCTTTACTCGGGTGGAGCGCAAGGCAGGAATGAGTGTCTGATGACGTGTGGAATATGCGGCGCAGAGCGAAAGCCATATCAAGGTTGTTCCAGCTGTGGGGCTAAGTGGCCTGCAAAGAAGGAGAACTGATGCGCGTCGAGATCTGCTTTGAGGATGCCATTCAGTACGAATGGTTCATCATCAAGGATGCAATTGAGTTTCCGGATGAAGTTCCTCTCACATGGGGCTACGACTGGCAGCGTCTTCCTATTGGCAAGGCAACAGATATTCGTCGAGAAGACGATGGAGCAATCACTACTGAGTTAGTGTTCAACAAGCCAGAAGATGGCGAAAGCATTGAGATTCTCTTGAAGAATCATGACGTCGATGTCTCGATGTACGGCACTAATGTCACTGATGAGCGCTTCGAGGACCTGAAGATCATCCACAAGGCTACTCTCAGGGCCGTAGTGATCATCATGAGTGCTGCGTACCCGAAGATTCCGGAAGGAGTAATTCCGAATGGCTAAGTACATTGTAGTCATAGAGGCATTGGACGATGAGAACGCCGAGTTGTTTACTCGTCAGGATCATTTCGGCATGGTTCGTTCAGTTCACGAGGTCTATCGAGACGCATACGACATTGACTACAACACATTCATCTTCAGGTGTTTCCCGCCTGTAGGTGATCCTCAGCCGGTGCTGGCCGATGAGGAGTATCTATTCAAGATCGGTCTTGCTACCACTCCGGACAATTTCGACCGAATCAAGGATCAGGTAGAGCGCATGGCAAATGAATTGTCGATTGACTACCTTTCTTACGAAAGTCACGGAAAGCCGGTGGAATAATGGGTGAAGGCGGATGGGGTACCGGTTTCGGCGATTTGTTCAATACTTCCTTCAGCAAGAAAGAAGAGAAGAAGCCGGAGAAGGCTCCTGCTTGGAATGCCAAGAAGATTGACGGGAAGTACTACGTCTCTCTCGAGCAGGTTGTTCAACTCTTGGAGATGAACGACGTTCTACCATCTGTTCGAAAAGGAATCGAGAGGAGGATCGCCAATGGCTGAAATCGGAGAGTCTCGTTACTGTCCGGCTTGTCATGGGTCGTACCCTGACTGGACTGCTCTCAAGACGCATCTCCAGAAGGCTCAGACCGAAGGCGACTTGAACCACATCGAGATCATCGAGCTGGAGGGCTGGGAGGAGTTTCTCCTGCTCGGTGAAGTCGCTAAGAACAATCCGGACGAGCAAACGTAATGGAAAAGAAGGCGACCGCCTTTCTTCTTGACGAGGAGACGATTCCTGTAATCGCAAAACTCTCAGGAATCGAAGAAGAAGTTCTTAAGGAGTGGTTTTTCCATGACCAGTCATGGAACCTGCAAACCAAGGTAATCGTGGTAGAGATTACTGAGGACAATCCGAACGAGAAGGATGCCCATGAGTGAGAACAATTTGGAATCTAAGACGAACGCTGCAGTCCTCCGCGTGAACAACAAGCTCAAAGATCAGGGTTACAACGAGCGAGAGCGCGCATACATGTGGGGGATGACTGTCGATGAGCTGCGAGAGTTTCTCACGACTGTCTGGGAGCATGTGAACCACGCCGAGAAGGAAGAGCTGGTCGAGGAGAAACCTAAGCCAAAGCCTCCGCCGAAGCTTGAAGGGAAGGAATCATGACCGAGACAGAAACCGACACCAATCTCGTCAAGCATGCTCAGCGCGAACTTGAGATCATCGGCGAAGAGCCGGAGATTGTTGCGATGTACTTGAATGTTGTTCGTGCGTTTGTCTCATTCGGACATTCTGGGGGTTCAGCTTCGGTGGCGATTCCCGTCATAACCCGTTTGCTCAGTTTCCAGCCGCTCAGCGATCTCACAGATGATCCGGACGAGTGGTTCTTCCATGGCGCAGATGTCTGGGGAGAAGAGGGAGGCATCTGGCAGAACAAGCGCGACAGTACAGCCTTCTCCAAGGACGGGGGAAAGACCTACACCCTCCTGGCAGATCAGGAGAAGGGTGTGGAGACGATCCATACGTCGAAGACTCATACGGACTGATCCCGTCCACCCACCCCATCAAGAACTGAGAAAAGAAAGAAGACGATGGATATCAAGAATGCAAGGCGCAAGAGCTTTGACGTGACCTACGTCATTGTGTCAGAAGAGAACATCGAAGAGGTCGCTGCCTGGTGCAACGGCGAGATCGGTGGTGAGGGTAAGGAGCGCTTCGTCAAGATCGTCGATAAGAACGCTATCAGCACACGACAGGCGAAGGCCTTCGTGGACGACTACGTTCTCAAGATGTCGGAGACAGGAACGTCGTTCAAGGCATTCACCGAGAAGGCCTTCAAAAAGTCCTTTGAGCCTGTTGTTGGCTCAGCCGGTCACAAGACGATAGCTCGCAGTGCCGGCACAGGTATGTTCGTCTCACACAAGGAAGCAGAGGCCAACCCGGACACCACTGTCGTGGAGACCATCTCACATGTCGAGGAGCCAGATCATCCGGTTCCCGTCAAGAAGCCTGAGAGTCTCGATGAGCCCAAGCACGGCCAACCCTACTGGGAGGTCCACGACGATGAGACCGTATACTTCAACGCCGCTGGTGAAACGATCACCAAGGCCGAGTACGACGCCTGGGGGAAGTGATGGGTGACGTCATCGACAGCATTTCTGAGGGCAAAATTGTCAGGTGTCCTTACTCTACGTGTTCTGAAACGAGAAGCGATATGAATCCTGATGTCGCGATTGCTCTCATCAACAACCATGTACGTCGGGATCATCCCAATGAGGAAGAGTGACCAGGCGAAGATGTTTCTGCTAACTCTTGCAGTCTTGGGCGCATTCTCCGTTTGTCTGTATGACATTGTCCAAGGTTGATCAACAACAAGAACGGATATCTGAACGTCTGGCACAGATCTTTGGAGCTCTCGTCACCGAAAGCCGTCCCGTTTCTAGACTTGTTCCGGGACCCCGCTGTGTAGGAGACCATCTCCTTAACATGTGGCGTGGGATCTGTGCCAGGCTTTGAGGTATCACAGTGGTATCTCTACAAAGAAGGAGGAGACATGCGAATCAAGACGCAGGCCATCCTTATCAACGAGGAAACCTACCCGATCGCTGTTGCCTGTTTACCGGCCGGGTTCGCGGCCTACCCGTTCGCCAACGTGAATGGATACTGGCTCGTCATCAACGTACCAGGTTCGTACGACCGAAATTCCTTCGATGGAGACAACTTCTCTCCGCTTGTGACGGTCCACAACCTCTGGATCAGCAACAAGGAGTTTACAAAGAAGTACAACATCATCAACCAGAAGCCCGGTCGCAAGCCAGAGGGTGTGTATTGGGTGGAGTGCGAGCTCGCCGTCGACAAGGAACTCAAGGCATTCCTCGAGACGACTGAGGACGACCACGAGCCTGTCCGTACGAACATGACATATGGAGCCGCTAAGTACGGAACCAAGGCACGCATCACACGCCGTCATGTGATCGGTTACGACCGTAGTTGACACCTGAACGTCCTACCCAGGGTTGTGTGAATCCCCCGCTCACGCCCTGGGTAGGGCTTTGAAGTGTTTGTCTCATAACTAGAAGGAGGTGGTCACATGTTATTTACCTGAAGGAGGTAGATGACATGTCGAAAACCGACAAAACCAAACCTTCTTGGGTTCGACTGCGTGAGGTCGGAGCCGAGGAGTTCGAGTACGCCTACAAGGGCCGTAGCACGTTCTCTGTGCCGCGAGACTTCAGATGGAGCTACGCAGAGGTGGGCGTTGGTCCCAAGCAGGCTCGATGGGCTAAGCGCATGAAAAGCAAGAAGAATCGTAGGCGTAAGATCCCCTGGACTCAGATGCGAGGTCATGGATGGGGCGAGGAGAACTTGCGATCCTGGAGTTAGGGAGACACATGGACTGGATTGACATTGACGAGAAGATCGAAGTGACCTACGAGGTGGGTTCCAGTGAGGCACTTCACCCGGACCCGACAGTTGTGGCTCGAATGTACGAGTTCGCTCTGAGCGACTGCCGGTACGGCTGCAAGATCTACGCCGACCCACGATCCAATGTGAAGGTTTTGGCGCACAACAGCAACTACGGTTGCCCGAAGTAGATTTCTTCAATCCTTACGAGGATTGAAGAAGTGGGTACTAATAAGGCCATGAGGCAGCGTGTTATAGGTGACTCATTTGCGATAAGCGTCCTCTGCCAAGGACGGCGAAGCAGTCGGATGGCAGTCCTCTTCAGCGGCCGGCATTTACGTCGGCGTTGGAGGCACCCACCCCGGGAGCCTGTACCGGGATAACAATTCAGGCACCTACTTGAGCATCAGGTTTTACCATGCAGTAACGAACCTCCTGATTAAGCATGGCCAGAGCAAGGAGAGGTTGACCTGATATTCCGCTACGACAAATCGGTGATCTTTAAGTCCTCTTAAACGAGTAAACTGGTTTGATCGGGTTGTTAAATAAAACTACACCGGGGCACAGTCCTGGCGGATGACTGGTACACGGGTGAGAAGCCGTGACGCTAAAAGCCGCACTCAAGCCGAACAACAAGGTGACTTCAGATAAGTCTTTAGGGGTTGACTCGTCCCCACTTGCTGTTCTTTAGACGGGGTACGTCGTTGACAAGTCCTAGGCTTCCTCTTCTTTGCTCTCTCTTGTGAATAAAAACACGACGGGGAGTAAAATTCTTGAGGATAGGCGGCGTACTCTGAAGACGCGGGTGCCGTGACGGCGTTTCTCCGTTCCGCCGAGCGGTGTCCATGGGTGAGGGAGTTGGCCCGAATCCCATCAGACCTGAGCATGTCTGGCTACTAAACTGCTCACACAGACGCGGGTAGAACGCGTAGCGAACTATCCATGGGTGAGGACACGAATTGCCGAATCCCATAAGGCCTGGCGAGGTCTTGCTGCATATAAACGCACGTTCCTGCTATGTTAACCTTAAAGCTACTGGCTGGTAGCCTCGGCATTTTAGTCGTTGAGTCAGCCCAGGAACACCTATACTTTGTGGGGATCAGCGGCGTGGGGAAGCGCATTCGCTCGGTCTTAAATGACAGCCGCAGTTATCATCCGAGACTGGAACTGCCTTGCGCCCCTTTATTTGTCTACAGTTAGAGAAAGAGGAGGTGAGTACGATGTCCGCCTACACGATGAGTGTCATCTCGCTGGTTGCTTCGACCATCGCAATCCTGTTGGTGGTGCCCAAGAGATAGTTCACAAAAGGCACTGAGATGAGAAAACCTTTTGTGAAGAATCCCTCTTAATAGAGGGGGTAGAGGGCCGTGACTGGCGTCCAAATCTCTACCCCCTCGCAAGAATTACAACGCCCATAATAGACCCCCATAGACACCCAACAAGGAGAAGAAATGAACCTCACCAAGCGAATGCTTGCTGCCCGAGTCGACTACAACCAGTACGTCGCTCAGTGCAACAACGCTTCCCGCATCGTGCTGTACATCAAGAACCGCTGAATGTTGCCGGGGGGCAACACGCCAAGAGGCTAGTTGAAGACTCGCAAGAGACTCCTAGCCTCTTGGCATTTCTAACCATATGCGAGTTTTAATTTGGCCGTTGCGCCTTGTACTCACGCCGTCCTGAGCATGATCGTTAAACTGCTCGCAACAAATTCATGGCCTCTAATGAAAAGACCCCAACTGTAAGAAGGAGAACCATGACCACCTATGCTTTCTTCATCACAGCCATTCTGTTCTTCGTGATCGGAGTGATGGCTCACGCTTCGTTTGAAGAGTGGCAGGACGGCAGGACCCGCGCCAAGCGCCGCAAGGCGAAGGCAAAGGCCATGCAGTCCTCCCGCGACTTCGACAAGGAGACCATCGCCTCGATGGACGAGGCAGTTGCGCTCGTGAAAGAGAAGATGGGTGGCGAGGTAATCGCCATCGATCACCACACGTCTTGAACCACTCGCAGGGCCCTACACGGGCTCTGCGTTTTTCGCAGCCAATACATGGTGTTTAATAGAACCTACCAAGGAGGCATTATGCTTGAAACATCAGACACCCATTTCGAGTATGTTGGCGACGGGTACTACGTAACCACTCAATACTGCGAAGCAAAAGACGCAGCTGGCGAGGTGTGCAACGAGTACCTCGGCGTCAACTACCCGAGCATTTTCTGCTTGAAGCATCAAGACCACACACGGTAGCACTAGCAGAGGCCCTAACAAGCCCTCTCGCTTTGTTTACATGGGCTTTAATAGAACCCCAACGAAGGAGACCAAAATGCAAAAACGAGGCTATTACGTCGACAAAGACGGACCCGACATCTCGCAGGTCTACGGAAGGCTCACGTTGCGAAACCTCTACATCAAGTGGAACATCACACACGTGGGCATTCCGGAGGACCTGCCCGACGGATTCTGGATTGTCACACTAGAACGCCGAAAGCGCGTTATTCTACCCGGACTCGTATTCAGAGAGGCATAACTAAGCAGAGGCCGCAAGGCCTCTCGCTTTCTGTATGAAAGGTTCTCATGCCGGAGTACAGTAAATACGTCAGCTATAAATCAGCGCATTGCTTCTTGCTCATCTCTAACGAGAAGAAAACGATTCGGGTGATTGATGTTGTCGCTAACAATCGTGGGCGGGGACATGGCACAGGGTTGATGGGTCTTGTATGTGAGTTTGGCGATGAGCTACAGATGCGGCTGGTTCTGCGAGCTCGTCCATATGGTCACGACGCGAGCTTAGATCAGCAACAACTCGAGGCGTTCTACGCAAAATTCGGATTCGAACATACAGCTAAAGGCGAGATGATTCGTCCTCTTCGCAGTTAATACGTAGCCTATAATGAAGATCCCAACCAAAGGAGAACCATGAACGAGAAGCTCAAGAAGGCATACGCCAGAGTCAAACTCGAGATCACCGAACACCCACTCCCCTACGTGTGGATTGCTGGAGTCACGGCTGGAGCTATCTCCTTCTACGTCGGATCGACGTGGAAGCGAGACCTGCTCGATCTGCCGCATGACGTTCAGCAATCCCTCGTTGACGGAGGACGTGACGGAATCACGTACATGACGAAGCGTGGAACCTTCCACGTACTTCCCACTCGATTGTTCAACCAATAGTCTTCCAGGAGGGCCTATACCCACATAGGCTCTCCTTTTAAGCTAGAAGGAGAAACCATGATCAAAGTCGTAGCAGTTATCAACAATCGCCGAACCTTGCTTCTTGGCCTCTCTCGAGAGAACACGACGCGATTGCATAAAGACATGCCCATTCCGATCGATGTCCAGGCACTATTAGCAACTTCAGATCTGAATGATGTGCAAGACGTGGTCATCTTCGCAGGCGAAACCGAGCATGAGATGGCTGAGCAATTACAACGCTTCGGACTCGTACCACAAACCAACAAGGAGTAGTCATGAAGAAGTTCATCTATATATCTATAGGTATGAATCCGTATCACCCACGCGCAGACGAGATCCAATTCACTCGTCTAGGCGAAGAGGGCTGGGAGCTTGTCGGATTCGAGAACGGCGCTGCTTGGTTCAAAAAGGAAGTGGAGTAGTCATGGAGATGGATCAAGAAGAGCGACGCAAGCGTATGAACGAGCTCATCGAAGAGCTCCGTGTGCGTGTGCAGGAGTGGATTCATGTCACTGACGATAGTGACGAGCCCAGCATCATGACTGGTTGTGTCATCGCATTTGAGTCTTCGCAGTTCGACGAGAGCGGTAATCAGATGTACAGAACGGACTATCTCAGTCTACCGCCTACATCTGTTACTCAGCTCGCCGGCTTGATTACAATGACCGGCCACGAAATCAACCACCGCATGTTCGGGCATTGCGCAGAGCATTAGGAGAAAAAATGGAACCACAGATCCGCTCTGAGCTCAACCGTGTTGACGCCCAACGAGCAGCGCTCATTGCTGAGGCAAAGCGACAAGGAGTCGAGGTCCAAGAACTCCAAGCACTCGACGGGACGTTCCTCTTGACGCCACTGATTCTGGCCCGTTCCAATCTTCTGTTGGCTCTGGCTATCTACCGAGACACTAAGAGGGCAGGTCGGTGAGCGACGAAGGAGCAGCAGAGGTATTCGCTCGACATTTGAATCGAGCCATCGAGACGGCATTGGGAGAGCTTGGAGGAGGTTTCCCTCAAGGTTTCTCCGGAACTATCGACTATATCGACAGCGATGGAGGTCGTAGATGGGCTACTGTCCATGCCGAGGATCAGAAGCCTGCTACTAGTCTTGGGCTCTTGCGATTTGCCACTCTCATTGTAGAGAGACAAATCATCAACAATTTTGACCGAAACGAACAGGGGGATTAGATGAACCACACTTACATAAAACAGATCAGCGGGCTTACGCGAATCGATACTCCAGGCCCAAAGATACTGCACTGTGGATTCGATGTCGAGAACGGAAAAATCACACTCAAATTTGAAGACAACGAATTAGCTGAGCTCGTTGCAAAAGAAGCCGCAGCAGGGCGTTTCATCGGCTTCACCCTTGGGTGGATGACTGCTAAAGAGGAAGATCTTACCAGCAACAACAAATCCGCTTGGGATGAGTAGGAGTTGGTAATGGCAAAGAACTACGATCTCGCAGACTTGTTTGTTTACGCTCTACCAGACACCCCAAAGATGTTGAAGGAAACTCTCTGTATTGCTCAACAAGGAATTCTCGCTGTTGGCGGTCCAAGAATGCGAGAACATGTCGATCGACTTCAACGGATCATTGATGAGTGCGATCGGATGCGGCCAGTCGGTCTGGACGGGAAGCATGGAGACCGACACACACCGAATTGTGGATGTTGAGGAAGGGAAGATCAGATGTCTCGCAGGAAGCATAGAACTCGGATCGTTGGGTGGCTTTACAACAAGTTTCTCAAATCTGCCCCACGACACAAAAAGGTCCACTACGACCTATCTGAGGCCGACCGAATCCTAGCAGAATCTCTTGAGCCGAATTTCGTTAGCACTGCAAGTCCGACAGGGAAGTGTCTCGACTGTGAAAAATCGGTCACAGGAGAGCGGAAGCTGTGCGGACCGTGTCTGAATAGGCACGAAGAGCAGCGCAAGAAGTGACATGGCTCAATTTCCTAAATAAAGAAGGAGTAGACATGGAAGACGCAAACAAGGCATACATGCAGACTCTCGAGGAGATGCGAACCGCAGAGCCTGAGATACTCGAGCATAAAAAGATCAGTGAGGGTATGGCGCGTTTAGCTAATGAACGCGTTAACGAGCTTCTAAGGACCAATGCAGAGCCTGTAAAGGAAGACCGGTACAAGGAGCCATTCGTGTACTACGAGCCTGCAGAGGGCACTGGAGACGTTCCTGCGGCTATCTGCACTTGTGGGTGGAGAAAGCCTCACTACCGATTCAAGGTGCTTCAGAAGGCTGCTATCAAGCATGCTGAGAAGACAGGACACAAGATCTCATGACCTATATCTACGAGCACCACTTCAAGGACGGCATGGGTTCGTTTGTGACTCGTGCTCCGGTCGTGCAGGATCTCCCAACTTCTCCAAACGCTGTGCAAATTGTCAACGGGAAGCTTGAGCTGCGGTTGCTTCGGCTCAACAACCAGTTGGTGATCGGCCATGTCTGGGATCCAAAGTTCTCTTTCACTGAAGGCCGCATTGAGTTCTGCATGAAGTTCCACGCTCCTCCTGGGGCTCACGGCGCTGCGTGGCTTCAGTCTGTGACGCCATACGAGACTGTGGACGATCATGAGATTGACGTCGCTGAGCACTTTGGAGACGACAAGACAGTGCATCATTCGATCTGGACGGGTCCGTGGCCTCCCAAGCAGCCCTACAAGGATTCTGCAAATCTTACACCGTCGAAGTGGAACGTCTACGAGGTCGACTGTCGGCGAGGTGGCTACACGTGGAAAATCAACGGCGTTGAGGTCGGTAAGAGTAAGCGTGCTGATGACGGGTTCGGTTCCAAGCGCCCCAAGAACATTATCATTTCTCTACTGTCAGATACATGGGAGAGACCGAGGCTGGATATGGTACGTCTGAAGGACTACTACGTTCTGTGCGACTGGGTGAGGGTGAGTGAATGAACGACACGATTAATGAATTGATCGATAAGCTTGCCTTCACGCTATTTGGCGGATCGCGTGAAATATGGGATCGGAAGTCTCCTGAGAATAAGCACTACATCCAATCAGCGAGTTCATTGATCCCAATCATTGCCGACGTATGGCAAGAAGCTAATGATATTGGGTTTTCTGAGGGATACTCGGATGTTGAGCCCAGAGAGCAGACGCAGAACCCATATCGAACTGTATAGCTAGGGAGTAAAAATTGAGTCTTGAAGAAAGGACAACGTCCTCTACCGGAGGCCAGAAGGGCGTGAAGATCGAGCGATTCGATCTGATTCCTGTTGGACCGCTGACTGAGCTGGCAACGCATTTTGGCCGTGGAGCCACTAAGTACGACGCACACCAGTGGAGGGTCGGCTACGAGTGGAGCAAGTCTTACAGCGCCATTCAGAGACATTCTACGGCCTTCTGGGCGGGCTATGACTACGACGTCTGTGAGAATGAGCCGGAGGCTTGCGGATTCTTGGTGGAGGCACGAGCTGGAGAAAAACCAATCGTTTTGGCTCTTGACTCTAGAGAAGTCCAGCGACAAATCGACGTAGGAGATCCATTAGTAATTCGCCACAAAGACATGATGTACAAACTGGCAGTTCCGGTTGGATCAGTTCCCCAAGGAAGCACTTGTTACAACCACACCGGTTCACATCACATGACGTGTGTTGCCTGGCACTCATTTGTCCTGTTAGAATTCAAAGACAATCACCCAGGCCACGACGACCGCTATCGTGTTCGAACAATGAGTGATCAGACTCCCTATGGTATTCGACGACCGGGTGGTGAGTTGATTCTTGATCCAACGTGGTTCTCCGAAGCAGATGTGATGCGGGGAATGTCTGCGTGGACTGCCCGGGCGTCAGAGATTGGCGTCCTTGTCCGATTTATTGACGGTGAATGGAGAGATGTTAGGTAATGGCAGGAGATTACTTTAGAGATCGACCCGTTCGCATGACTCAACTTCAAAGAGTGTTGTCTGAAGCTGTTCGCAGTAGCCCAATGAGCTATCAACAGCTGTCAATCTCTACTGGACTGAGTCGATCCACAATCAGTGAGATGGTCAACGGGCGAGTGCGGGGGTCCTTAGAATCCTGGCAGAAGCTGCTAAACGCTACGGACGTGAAGATTGGTTGGAGGAGGTGACAATTGTCTGTGGTCGAGGGAAATTGCAACTACATAGAACTAGTAAGCGGTAGGGAATTCATCTGCGTTAACAAGTGGCATGGCGATCCGGTCGACAAGAATGGAAACGACTCTCCATGGAGAAACAGTCGCGGAGACCCGGCCATGTGGCGCAGACATTACATGCGCAGACGGTATCTGATAGGTAACCACTAGGGAGCCCATTGAGGAGTTAAATGATGTGGGTTACAAGAATGGTAGACAACGAAGTACACGTTGTTCCGATTAAAGATTGTATAGCCCACGAACCAATTGATTGTGGCTGTTTGCCCATTGTCGAACCTGTAGAACGTGAAGACGGTAGTTATGGGTGGTTGATTACCCATAACTCTTGGGATGGAAGAGAGTAACACTTGACCTTCGAGCTGAAGCCACACCAAGAGAAGGCTGTAGCCAAAATGCACAACGGTTGCATCCTCTGTGGGGGTGTGGGCGTCGGCAAAAGCCATACCGCGGTTGGCTACTACCTTCAGAACGAGGCACCACGGGACATCATTGTCATCACTACGGCCAAGAAGCGCGATAAGTTCGATTGGCAGAACATCTTCGTGCAGATTGGGATGACGCGACACCCAGACACTACCATGGGAGCAGTCGTAGAGGTTGACTCCTGGAACAACATCGACAAGTACAAGGAGCGCAAAGATGCTTTCTTCATCTTCGACGAGCAGAGACTTGTCGGAACTGGTGCCTGGGTTAAGGCATTCTATGAGATTGCCAAGAACAATCACTGGATCATGCTTTCGGCAACTCCGGGAGACACTTGGCTCGATTACGTGCCCGTGTTCCGTGCAAATGGATTCGTCAAGAATCTTACGCAATTCAAGGATGATCACTGCGTGTATCGGTGGACTGGTCGATACAACCAGCTCCTTCGTTACCGGAATGTTGGGAAGCTCGTCCGCTGGAGAAACCAGCTCCTTGTGGACATGCCGTACGAGCGACACACCACCCGACACAACCACGACATCCTAGTTGACTTTGACAAAGACCTAGTAAAGGAGCTGGTGAGCAAGAGATGGAATGTATTAGAAAACAGACCTATTCAGGACGCCGGGGAACTGTTCCGTGTCCTACGCAAGGTTGTGTACACCGACGCTTCTCGATTGACGGCAATTCGTTCATTGCTGAAGAAGCATCCGAAGTTGATTGTCTTCTACAACTTCGACTACGAGTTGGAGATTCTGAGGACCCTCGCCGACCCCACATTATTAGAGGAAAGGTCTGGAGCGACAACGTCGGAGACTACGTGGAACGAGAGTTCACCCTCACAGACGCGCAATACGAGTTGGTCCGAAATCACGGAGCACGATTCAGCATCATCTCCGAAGATGTCGCAGGACTCGTCAATTGGGAAGAAGGAGTGTAGAGAATGTCTGAAGGGGAAGAGCTCCACTATTACGGGACCGCGGCGCACCTTCGGGGAGACGAACTTCTGCGAACTCTGCAGAATCGAGCACGACGGGCGGATGTGTCCGAACGACCCGATTACCTCGAGTATGGAGAGTTTGCTGACAGACTGCGAGAAGGACTCTCTGAACAACTTCAAACAGAGCTGTGGCGAGGAGCAAACCCTAAGCGACCCATGGGAGTACCTACTGAGTCCGGAGGGACTGAGAGCGAACTCCCTGTTGGTGTGGAAGAATTCATCGAAAACACAGGAGGATGGCCAATGGCAACAAACGAACGAGATCTTATTGATGGGGAAAGATGGACACACTACTGTCCTCGACTCCTCAACAAGGAAAACCCCATCGAGCTCTGGGCACTCAAGTCCTGCGCAAATTGTGGAGCAGAACGACCTGGACTTGCTCTCAAGCTCGACAAACCCGAGTACGATTATGTTGACAGTGAACGGAAGTGGACCCGACGAGGAATTCAACAACTCATCCGGATGGAGCTCGAGGCTCTTGGACTCATCCCGGGAGAGGATGGACGAGACCTCACGACAACCCCAGCACCTAGACCCGCTCCAGACGGACATTACTGGGACGGTTCACGATGGGTTGATGTCTCAGGAGAAAGCCACACCGACATGTTCCTGCGATGGGCTCCGCTCGTGCTCAACACAAATTTCACTGACGACGAGCAACGAGCCATCAGAGCGTGGTTCCAAAGCATTTCCGACAGTACCACACACCCCATCATCGATTGGGACCGAATCGACCACTTCCGAGTCTTCTTCAACGGAGAGTGGATCGCTGTTCCGAACTACCACGTCGAAGCAGTCAGAAGGGACTGAGGAATGTCAGAACAACCCGGAGGAATGTTCTTCGACGGCCTGTACGTGCCGCCAATCGGGTTCTACGGATTCCCTAAGCTCGGAGAGTGGGTCTGGGGATCTCGAGTCGAAGACAAGATCAAATTCCTCAGATCTCTCCGAGAAGGATCAGAAGAACACGCAGCAGTCCGAGAGACTCTCTACTACCGATGGAAGAGGGCTAACCATCTCAAGAGACATCTCGATGCTGGAGAACTCATCTGTAATTGCAGAAAGGACTGACGAATGTCAGAAACACCAGAAGACCCGTTACCTACCGGCGCATACGAAGACCTCGGACGGCTCAAGGCTAGCGATCGGTACATCAAAAACAGGGATCGATACCGACTCACCCACGGGCAGACTCTCGAAGACGAGTACCGAAGCGTTATTGAGGCCATCGAAACCATTGTCGGACCCATGCTCGACTGGCAACGGTTCTGGATCTACGCCGCAATTTCAGGTCGCGGAGTGGAATGGACACAAACACGAGGACGTTCCCACTACCACATCGTGGGTGTACCTTGTTCAATATGTGGCCGGGGCGGAAGCCTGGGAGTGTACCGAGACTGACGCAATTGTGTTCTATTCGATGCCGTATTCGTACAAGAATTGGCACCAAGCACACGGCAGAATTGACAGAATGAACACGTCATTTTCGGATTTGCACTATTACAGGCTCATTTCGAAGGCTGCGATCGACTTGGCAGTGGCTAAGGCTCTTGGGTTGAAGAAGAGCTTCAATGAGTCTGCATTAGCAGGAAAATTGGGCTTCTGACGGATTTGACACGTTTTTGACGTACTCATGTTTTACGTATACAACTTACGTATACCGCGTGAAATCGTCAAAAATTAAGTATCCAAGTGCCAGTCCAATACTGCCAAGATTTTTGGAAAAAACTCTTCTCTATCAGGCGTTTCCAGTACGTAAATCCTTATTCAACGCGCTAAAATTAAGAATAAGTATTGGAAATGAGAATTCTAAAGAGTTTTCTTCAAGAAAGCTTGGCAATACATAAAAACTACGTATCGGACCAACTAAGGTGGTGAACATGGCGCAACCAGGCAGGAGGCAAGGCATTGTTGGTCGAGATGAAGAGTTCATTAGAGACTGGACGATGAACCTTCCTCGACAAGAAATGGCTAAGAAGTACAACGTCTCAGTAACCGCTGTTACAAACCAAGCAAAAAGGCTTGGTTTAGCTTCTCGACCTAACAGAAGGAATGCAAAGTGATAGAAGACAAGCTACGCGTGTTCTGTTACTCCACGGATGACGAACGAACGTTTGTGTACAATTACACCGAAAGTGAGATTCAGGAATTCTCCGGGATCTTCACTCGAGACATCTGGTTCTTCATGACGGATGAAGAATATGGGGTCTTTCAGATCGGGTTGACGTCTGAAGAGCAGGACAACCTCAAGAAAGACTTCATCTGGTTTCAGCCAGGAGTGAACAAGCGGCACATCATCCAGTGTACGTGTGGGCAGTTCCTCGAGTCTGGTCACAGCATGGACAAGCTGGCAAAGCTCGGGTACAAGCATCACCAACGTACGGGCCATGCGATCAATCTTAGGGGGAATTGATGATCCGCGTAGAAATTGAGCTCAGCGTTCCCGGACAGGCCGTTGTTGATGTGGCTGAAACGATTAGTCACGCGTTGGCCAAGGAAGAACGACTCAACGACGCTGTGATTCATCGACTGACTGTCGAAGAGGTGGATGTCTGATGAGCGAACAAAAGAGATCCGGTTGGCAACAACCGGCAATACCGTCGAAGCTGACTTGCCCCCACATTGGAGTCCTCTTTGCAAGGTTGGCAGTTAGTCACCACGCAGAAGGGCATGAGTGGATATGTTCCTGTGGAAAGAAGTTTGTTGTGGTTTCTAATGGCGGAGAAAACAAGCGCCTTGTTCCTAAGGAGTCTGATGGGTAATCGATCAGGGACTGAGAATCGTCGCCGAACAGAGCAGGTGAGTGTGCGACTTGACATCGACGAATTGATAAAGATCTCAGAGAACGCACTCAAGGCAGGATTCGATTCCGTCCCTGAGTATCTGCGTTGGCTTGGATTGAAGGGGATTGTGCACTGATGCGTGTTGAGAACTCTTATACTGAGTATGGCGTGCGTTTAGGCGATAGTCAGACCATTGTGTCGAAAGGTAGAGGATACTACGGAAAACTTCACGCAGAACAAGAAGTAGCTAGAATAGCGCATAATGCGAAACTTCCGTTTGTGGGTCAGCCTGAGTTTGGAACCCTTGTGAGTAGAGATGTGATTGAGATCACGGAAACTACAAACTGGGCGGAAATCTGATGCCGAGTAAAGGTGCAAAGCGTAAAAACCACAATCGCGCCTCAAGAGCTCGAATGATTGATCGCGGGGCAAAACCTAAGTCAGGACCCGGCTCAAGGAGGCGGTGGGGAGCCGACGAGGATCTACTCATAATGACTGAGCCTTTCGACATTACGCAAGTGTCGTTAAAGCTTGATCGTAGTGTAGACGCCGTTTATGTTCGGCGCTCAAAACTTCTAAGAGGAGTTGTTTGATGAGAATGTGGATGAAAATCAAGGTTTGGCTTTACCGTCGAGGTCTTGGAGTTGGTCCTTTCTATTCGCCTAGTGCTGCAATGATCTGGCACAAGGGCACAATCTTTCACCCAGGCAAGCAGATCTTTAAACTTTTTGAAGAATGGAAGCTGTGGAGAAAGTCTGTGCAGAAGCGGCTCGATGAGCAGAAGCGGGAGCAGGAGAACTGATGGAGAATTGGGAAAGCCTAGACACGATGGGCTTCCCTGGTTACATGGTGAGTGACGAAGGCGCAGTGAAGAATGAGCGTACGGACAACCTACTCAAACTCTCCCCGAACCAGTATGGGGTAGTCAGAGTAGGTTTGATGAAGCGTGACGAGGGTCGGCAGATGACACTGTCTCTTCCTCGCCTCGTCGCAACCATGTTTGTTACAGGGAAGTCAGCACAGTTCAACACACCAATCAATCTGAATGGAGATCGTAACGATAATCACGCGAAGAATCTAGTGTGGCGTCCCAGGTGGTTCGCTGTCAAGTTCTTTCACCAGTTCGAGGAGTCCAAGACTCCGCTGTTCCGAGCGAAGATCTATGACGTGGAAACCAGCGAGGAGTATGAAGATTCTCGCGTCGCTGCTTGTAAATACGGTCTTTTAGAGGAAGATGTGATGAAATCAGTAGTTAACGGCAGCCCCTGTTTCCCCACGTGGCAACGATTTGCTCGTGTGACACAGTAAGTATTGGCTCGCGTCGCAAACGCAGACTATAATAGAAGAGGGGACCATATCCCTATTCTTTTTGTCTGTTTTTGGAGGTGAGAATGCTAGAAAGAGACTATCAGCGAGAGTTGATACCTAGGATCAAAGGTCGCTTTCCCAAGGGAGAGTGTGACATCCTTAAGAACAACTCAGGCTATCGTCAAGGCATTCCTGATCTCACAGTTTTTCTCCCAGGCTTCTGGGGATGGCTGGAAGTGAAAATTTCACGCGACGCGGATCAAGAACCTAACCAAGAATGGTATGTCCACTGGGCTGCCATCCACTCCTTCGGGGCATTTATCTACCCAGAGAACGAAGAAGAGGTTCTGCATGATCTGGCACAGACATACCGCCTTTACCGGCTTGCACGCGACACATTTGAGCGCGAGCAAACACCACTGGTTGGGATACGACGACGATAAGTTCGATCGTGTCTATCGCATGCAACAGGAAGCCAAGCGTGGAACTGAACTTCACCAGTTCGCAGCTGAGGCTATTCGACTTAAGATCCCGCTGAAGGGGCAGACGACGTTAGCGCTGTATGTCAACCACGCAATCGGTTACATGATGCGACCGGAGCAGATGTTGATGTACAACGCCAATGCTTTTGGCACCCCCGACGCGATCGGCTTCAGGAAGAATTTTCTTCGAGTTCACGACTTGAAGAATGGACAGGCGTTGACATCATGGAAGCAGCTCGAGCTTTATTGCGCGCTGTTCTGTCTGGAATATCTGATCAATCCATTCAAGATCAAGATGGAATGCCGGATTTACCAGAATGATGAATTTCGTACCCATATTCCTGATGGCGACGACATTATGCACCACATGGAGCGTTACCGATACCTCAGTAAGCGAGTAGATGACCTTCGTGAAGAAGAGGAGCAATGGTGAGCGAGCTCATTGAAAAAGATGACTATCTGGCTCACTACGGCATCCTTCGTAGGTCGGGCCGCTATCCTTGGGGTTCAGGTAGCACCGAGAATGTGAGAAATCGCGAGTTCTTGGCGTACTTCGACAAGATTAAGTCCGAGGGCAATATGTCCATTACCGAGGCTTGTAAGATGGTCGGTATCAGCACTACCGAATACCGTGCCGCTAGGACAATTGCCAAGGCTCAACAAAAGCAGCAGCAGATCCATCAAGCTCAGAAGCTTCGCGATCAAGGATGGTCACACACGGCTATTGCGGAGAAGATGTTCGGTACCAAGTCGAAGGAATCAACGATTCGTTCGCTGCTTGCTGATGACGCTCGCGCGAAGATCGATGCTCTTCACAACGTTTCTCGGATGTTGGAAGAGGGTGTTGCATCTAAGCGTTTCATCGACATCGGAACTGGCGTGGAACAACACCTTGGTATCGCTGAGTCTCGCCTCAAGGCGGCAGTAGCGGTGCTAAAAGAAAAGGGATACATGGTCCACAAAGTACAGGTCGACCAACTCGGCACTGCACCAGGTAACAAGACCACGATCCGTGTTCTCACACCGCCCGGCACGACATACAAGGAGCTCAATGCTCGAAAAGGAGAAATCCAACAGCTCGACGCTCTTGGAAAATTCTCGAAGGATAACGGAAAGACTATCCTTGGCATTAAACCGCCTCTATCAATCTCTTCTCGACGCGTTGGCATCATTTACGCAGATCAAGGAGGCAAGGAGGCAGACGGTGTCATTTATGTCAGGCCTGGTGTCAAAGATGTCTCACTTGGATCAGCACATTATGCCCAGGTTCGAATCATGGTCGACGGCACGCACTATCTCAAAGGGATGGCCGTCTACAAGCCAGATATGCCGAAGGGTGTAGATCTTCAGTTTAACACCAACAAGAACCCTGGTGGCAGCAAGATCGATGTCATGAAGGAGCTCAAGAAGAAGGACGACGGAACGATCGACAGTGATAACCCCTTTGGTGCACAGATCAGGCCGAATGGTGGACAGGTCATTGACGAGAAAACCGGTAAAGTCACTTCTGTGATGAACAAGATCAACGAAGAAGGTAATTGGGATACTTGGTCCGATAACTTGTCGTCTCAATTTCTGTCGAAGCAGAGCCCGACTCTCGCAAGGCGCCAACTGCAGGCAACTTACGATGCAGAACGCGAAAAGCTTGACGAGATCATGCAACTCACCAATCCGGCAGTTCGAGCGAAGCTTCTCGAGTCCTTTGCGGATGGCGCGGATTCGTCGGCTGTCCATCTAAAAGCAGCAGCTCTTCCGGGCCAGGCGTCTCGTGTCATCCTCCCCATTCCAACGATGAAAGAGACGGAGGTCTACGCACCGACGTACAAAAACGGCGATCGCGTAGTTCTTATCCGCTACCCCCATGGCGGAACCTTCGAGATTCCAGAGCTGACTGTCAACAACAGGCACAAGCTTGCAAGAGAGGCGTTTGGTGAGCATCCGCCTGACGCAATCGGCATCAACCCCAAGGTAGCAGCAAAGTTGTCGGGAGCTGACTTTGATGGAGATTCTGTCATTGTCATTCCGCAGCGACCAGGAACAACCATTAAGAGCTCTCCTTCATTGGAAGAATTGAAGCACTTTGATCCACAAAGGGAGTATCCTCCTTACGATGGAATGAAGACTATTGATGGTGGACGTTGGGATGCTAAAGCCAGCAAGATCGATTATGGGGTAAAGCCCGATGGCACGCCAGGAAAGACTTCTCCCTCAGGCAAGCAGCAACACATGGGTAAGGTGTCAAATCTCATCACTGACATGACGATTCGTGGAGCCAGCAACGATGAACTTGCTCGTGCTGTCAAACACTCTATGGTTGTTATTGATGCTGAGAAGCATTCCTTGGATTACAAGGCATCAGAGATTGACAACGGCATCAAGGCCCTTCAACAGAAGTATCAACCTCGACCTGGAGGACAAGCGGCTGGCGGTGCGTCAACCTTGATCTCTAGGGCCGGCTCTGTAGATAGGCAAGCTCGTGCTGTCAAGCAGCGCGGCATTGATCCAATCACAGGTCGAAGGATCTTGGTACCAAAAGGTGAGGAATGGGTTGATCCTGTCACGGGGAAGACTCGCTTCCCAACTGCGCCACGCAAGAAGCTAGAGATTGCAGAGGACGCGTTTGCTTTGACATCAGGTGGATCTAAGGAAAAACCTGGCACTAGCATCGAAGCGGCGTATGCTGAACACAGCAACAGGATGAAGGCATTGGCAAACCTGGCAAGGAAAGAACTTGTCAACACCAAGCTTGACAAAGCTGTGCCTTCTGCTACTCGTGCTTATGACCAAGAGGTCAAGTCTCTGACGGCCAAGCTTAATCAGGCCATCCAGAACAGACCTTTGGAACGTCAAGCTCAGATCTATGCCAATACTACATTGGCTCAGAAGAGGGTAGATCTTCCAGACATGGATGCTGCCCAGATCAAGAGGGTGAAGTTCCAAGCACTACAGCAGGCGAGGTCTAGAGTTGGTGCTGGCAAGGACCAGATCCAAATCACCCCTCAAGAATGGACCGCCATCCAAGCAAGAGCCATCAGTCCTAGCAAGCTGAAGTCTATCTTGGACAATGCAGACCTTGAGACTGTGAAGAAGCTAGCCACCCCACGTCAGACTACTTTGATGGGTGGTTCACAACTTCCTAGAGCCAAGGCCATGCTGGCCTCTGGTCACACACAGGCTGAGGTAGCACAAGCTCTGGGTGTATCACTCACTACACTGAAGAACAGCTTGAGAGGAGAAAGCTGATGGCTATAATGCTTAGTACATCAGATAATCCTTTCGATCCGTTCGATAACTGGGATGAGTGGTTCATCTGGGACATGGTTCATGGATACAACACACCCGGTCTCCTCGATAGGATCATCATTACTTCTGATTCATTGAGTGATGCAGACCAAGAGGCTGATCGGGAGCAAGCAATGAGAGAAATTGTTGAGGAGAACGTCACAGGGAAACACATCATCGTGACGAGACCTTGACACATGCTATGGGGGGGAGGGGTACGCGAGATGTACCCCCCCTCTTCATCGCGCCCCTCCTAAAAAATTCCCCGGGGGGAACACGGGAAAACGGTCCGACCTAGTTACGTATTGGGATGGGGATCCCTAGTGGGTATTACGTATTGGGTCGTTCTATACATGGTATCTGAAGTTTTGTCCGAGGAGGGAAAAGTGGACTTAAAGTGGCTGCATGCACCTGGACACTCCAGGTCCATCGGACCAAACGTCATCAAACTGGCTACGAACTTGGAGCCGGATTTGATTGACTGGTCTGAGATGAACTTCAACATCGGAGACTTGGTTGAAACAGCCAAGGAGTATGAACACTTCATCGGTCCACCGAAGCGCAAGGATGCTCGTGGTCGAGTTGTGAATCATGATGTGATCATCTCCATCAAGAAGGGTCACGAGATCCTTCACAAGGAAGAGTTCTTCGTTGGGCGAGAGATTCCGAAGATTCTCAAGTACATGCCTGAGCGTTGGGGTAAGGCCATTGTCAGTAAAGTTGAGGATCAAACGGTCCTCCTTGTTGCTTGGCACCCACAGCCCGGTCCTCTCAGGTTCATCAACCTGGTTCTTCCTCAGTATCGCCGTTCTGTGGAGAGAGTTCAAGAGATCCAACGAAAGTTGGAGAAGGAATTCAATCCGGACATCGTGCTGAACGGTGGAGATCTTCAGCTCGGAGTCGGCACTCGATGGGTTCATCCTAACAAGCTGGCAGAGCGACTCGATATGCAATGGAGGAACCACAAGATCGACTGGCAGATGTTCAAGGGCCTTGGCGTCAAGCTTCGAGGCTTCAGAGTCATCGATCCTTCCGTGATCAACAAGGGCATGGACCACATCTGGACGTTCATTACTCTTCGGAAAGCTAAGTGAAGGGTCGTCGACTTCCAGACACTCGATTCGGAGATTTGCCGCTCGAGCTAGATGTGTTGAAGCCTGGCGATTATTGGAAGTATTTGAATGATGATGGTTCCCCAACCGAACCATACATCAATCTTCCAGAAAAGCAACTTGTTGGTAATCTTAATAGAACTGTTTGGGGTTATTGTTCTCCTAGCGATGGTGGAATTGGAACTTTAATGATCCATACTGTTCGTGAAGAAAAGGATGGTACGATCTCAGTTCGGCCAGGAGATGGGTCGAGTAATTCAATCATGTACAACCGAGGTCGTCCCGAACAGTGGCATGGTTACATAGAGCACGGGGTCTGGAACAAGATCGACTGAAAGGAGGTGAATGGAATGACCGACCAGAGAATTCCGAAGATTGGCGATGCCGTTCGAATCGTTACGGCCGACTACGTCGAAACTTTTGGACTCGTCACGGCGGTTCACGGATCGGGTTACGAGCGAGGAGATGATTGGATTCCTCCGCTCGTCAACGTTGTCTACGTGAGCCCTGATGCGAGTAAGGGCGATTCTTATGGTCGACAGATCGAGCGCAACATGACATCTGTCAACCACAAGATCAACACTCAGGGAATGCCGAAGGCCGGTTACTACTACGATTTCATCTAGTAGTATCCAAGCCCAATACTAGTACATACCGATGAGGCGTGGAACGTCGAGGGTTTGGTGTATTCCATTCACCATACAAATCTCCGATTACACTTCGGTAATCGGTCGCTTCATACTGAGAAAGGATTCGTTATGACCTACACCCCACCCGAGGATCAGACCATTCTTCATCAGGAAGATGTCGAGGCGGTAGTTGACCAGCGCATGGAAGACTACGAAGTCACCGGATCGTCCGATTTCGTCGAGAAGGTCGGTGGAACGATTGCTGACCCTGGTGTCCCTGGCGCAACGTATGTCGAGGCCGAGGTCGTCGCTCTGAGGACGGCTATTGTCGCCATCATCGGGAAGCTTGAGGCCTCTGGTCTCATCGACACTGTCTGATCTAGTACGACAACTACTTTGAACTTCAACCACAACCAGGTGGTTGATACCCCATGATGGGGTTAACCTCAGATGAGGAGGGCATGATGCCCAAGAAGATTACATATTCGGACGACAGTCCGATCTTCCTGAAGTACCCGGATGGAAGTGAGGTCCCAGAAAGTTTGGGACAAGCTAACTATCCAGCAGAAGGCTTCGACGAAGCAAAGTGGACCCGCCGCGGTGTGCAGGTTGGATGGATGAAGAACAAGCAGTACGTCGAGATCGGCGTCGCTTCGTTTGATCCATCCAGAGATCAACCCGCAGAAGGCGTTTTCATGACGCTTGATCGAAATGCCACAAACAGACTCATTCGTGCTCTTCAAGAAGCTCGTAACTCGAGCTTCGGGAAGGACGCATGACCAAGTTCATTTAAGGAGGTGCCATGGCGGTACGCAATCCCTCGGATCCCCCGAAGAAGCGGGGCCGGCCAGCGCACTCTCCCGAGGAACGCGAAAAGCAACTGCAGAATCTGGCGTATGACGAAGCTGAACGGCTGATCACCGAACACAAGGCTTCTTCTCAAGTGCTCACGCATTTTCTGAAGGGTGGTAGTGAGCGAGAACAGCTGGAGATGGAACGTCTGCGCAATGACAACAGACTTCTGCTTGCTCGAATCGAGCAGATGGAGGCGGCCAGTCGAATGGAAGCCTCAATTGAGGCTGCCCTTGAAGCTTTCCGCTCCTATGCTCCTCCTCTGTCGGATGATCCGGATGATTAGGACATACACAGAGCTAAGTCGTCTCACAACCCTCGAAGAGCGATACCATTACCTCGCTCTTCGGGGTGTTGTGGGCGAAAGGACGTTCGGTTGGGAGCGCTGGGCCAACCAGAGGTTCTACACAAGCTACGAATGGAAACAGATTCGGCGTGATGTGATTGTTAGGGACGAAGGATGTGACTTGGGGGTTGCGGGATACGACCTTCATGAAAACATCATAGTTCATCACATGAACCCAATAATGGCTGCAGACTTTTCGCAGGATGATCCTGACAACCTCAACATGGAGTACTTGATCTCCTGCTCTTTGAAGACACATAACGCCATTCACTACGGTGATGAGTCCCAACTTCCCCGGGGACTCATTGAGCGTAGGCCTGGCGATACCACTTTGTGGTAAGGGAGGGGCTAAAAAGACAGTCATGAACAAACATGATGAAGTTTGGCGCGATGGGTTCGTGCTGACCAGACAACATTGGCAGAGAATCGATCGAATGAATGCCGATCCGATAATCGGAGGCAGGCTAGTGGTTGTGCAGGGCGGTCGCTCTGGCGCACCGGATTCTGCTAGTACACACTTCCTTTTGGGAGTTGCGGACTACCGTCGTTGGAATCTAAACAATGAGCAAGCGCATCGCGTGACTATCGTTGGTCGAGACTTGATGGGCACTTGTCATGAACGAACAACTGGGCAAGGCTTCGACCCTCACTTTCATGATTGCACGATCGGCGATGACGTTCCCGGCATTATGGACCCAATGGCTATTCAACAGGTAGTTAGCTACAAGGCTGGCGGCGACGGCGTTTCTGGAACTGAAGGCGACTGGCAGCCCTATCGCCCCAACCCAATCCACGATTATGTGTTTCTGGAGGAAGACATGGATGCAGAAGAGCGCCAAGAGCTGTTCCGGATCGGTCGAGTGCTTGACGCGTTCCGAGAAGGAGAAGTTCAGAGAGATCAGGCCGAGGCGGATCGCGACAAGCGTCGCTTTACCGAGATGGTTACTCAGCAAGGTCAGATGGTGGATCTCATCACCACATTGATCAACAGCACGGCTGATGATGCTACGAAGCTCGAGCTTCGTCGGGCCAAAGAACGGATCTTGACCTGGCTTAAGGAGAATCAGAGCGTTACTGGTGTCGACAACCCAGATGACGATCAGATGCCGTAGCAGAACTGTCAAAATGAGAAACGATTTGAGGGAGGTGAACCATGTCGTACTCAATCGACAAGACTGCGCATCTTGAGGATGCCGTGAGGAAGGGCTACAAGGCTCGCGCAGTTCAGCTTCGGGCTGAGGGTGTGCCGACGAAGCAGCACAACGTCGGTGTCAAGAAGACTGCTGCGAACAAGGCTTCAACCACGAAGAAAACCGCCGCGAAGAAGACCACGACCAAGAAGTCCTAAGGAGGTGTGACCATGTCTACGGTAACGGACAGCATTCTGCTGAGCATCAAGAAGCTGAACAACGTCCCGGCCGACTACACGGCTTTTGACGACGATTTCATCCTGTACATCAACAGTGCGCTGTCCGATCTTCACCAAATCGGCATCGGTCCACAGCAGGGTTTTCAAATCCTCGACGAGAACGACCTTTGGGATGATTTCGTAGAGGAAGAGCCTCGGCTCAACCAAATCAAGACTTTCATCGGGCTTCGGGTGCGGCTGTTCTTCGACCCACCCGCCAGTTCATTCGCCATCGGCATGATGGAGAAGCAGCTGGAGGAGCAACTCTACCGATTGAAACTTGCCCAAGACGATATCAACGCAGAGGAGGCCGGCTGATGGCGGAAATTAAGCAACTTCCCGAAGAGGAAACAACGCTGATTTTCATCGTCGGCGATGCGCTTCGGTTCTGGTTGACGATCTTGGATCCCGATCCGGCTTGGGTTGACCCTGACCCACTCGCCGATCCCCCCAACACGCCCGACATGATTCCTCGGGATCTTACTGGGTGGAGCGTTGCTGCTCAAATTCGAAAGAGCAGGAAAAAGACGGACCCGATTATTGCTTCATTCGCGTTCAACGTTCTTGACGGAACTGGAGAAATCGCGGCTTATCTGAGTCCTGCGGAATCGACGAAGCTCGATGGTCTTGCTTCTGGTCGATGGGATTTTCAGCTCACAGATCCAGCCGGAGATCCTCAGACGCTACTGTATGGGCCGGCTAAGCCGAGTGGGCAGGTGACACGATGAGTCAAATGATTCTCGAGGTTCGAGATGGGTCCACGCTAGAGCTCACTATCCCTTCGCCTATTCATTTGAACGTCGATCAAGGTCGCGGTGCACAGGGCGCTGCGGGTCCTCAGGGAGTACAAGGTGAACCAGGAGCGACCGGTCCCCAGGGACCTGCCGGTGCTACCGGTGCCGCAGGAAGTCAGGGACCGGCTGGCCCGGCTGGATCGGATGGAACGGATGGTGCTCCTGGTTCTGATGGAGCTACAGGTCCGCAGGGACCTGCCGGACCAGCTGGCCCTCAAGGACCCCAAGGAGATCCTGGAGACGCCGGCACTGCTGGTGCTACTGGACCGGCGGGCGCTGATGGAACTGCTGGAGCTGATGGTAAGACCGTACGAAACGGCACAGGAGTCCCTTCATCGGGGTTGGGAGTAGACGGTGATTTCTATATCGACACGGACGCTGATGCGATCTTTGGTCCTAAAGCTGCCGGTGCCTGGGGTTCAGGCACTTCGCTTGTGGGTCCGACGGGAGAGACGGGTGCAGCAGGTGCAACGGGAGATGCGGGCGCAACGGGCTCAGCAGGAGCTGATGGTAAGACAGTCCGGAATGGAACTGGCGCCCCTTCAGGAGCACTTGGTGTGGATGGAGATTTCTACATCGACACGGCGGCTGATGAGATCTATGGCCCAAAGACTGCGGGCGCTTGGGGATCGGGTACGTCACTTGTAGGTCCTGCGGGTACCGCCGGGCAAGGAGTTCCGATCGGAGGCACGATTGGTCAGATTCTAGCCAAGAACAGCGGAACTGACTACGATACCGAATGGATCGATCCTAGCGGCGTTGCCTCGGCTTCAGAGACCGTTCAAGGTATTGCCGAGCTCGCAACTCAAGCAGAAACTGATACAGGCACCGACGATGCAAGAATTGTCACTCCGCTCAAACTCCAGACTCGTTTAGCTGCTTTCGCGCAGCCTTTAGATTCTGATTTGACTGCTCTTGCGGCGCTCTCTACAACCTCGTATGGGCGCGCATTCTTGGAGCTGGCAAACCAAGCAGCATTGATGGCGCTGTTGTCTGCCACTTCCGAGTCGGCGCAAGGCATCATTGAGTTAGCTACGCAAAGCGAAACAGATACAGGTACCGATAACGCAAGAGCAGTTACTCCGCTCAAGTTGCAGACTAAGGCTGTGACGATCAATGCGCAAACAGGTACAACCTACATCTTTGTTCTGACAGATCAGAACAAGTGGGTGTCGTTCAACAACGCAAGCGCAGTCACCGTTACTGTTCCGCCGAACTCTTCGGTTGCGTTCCCTGTAGGCACTCAGATCGAGGGTGCTCAGCTCGGTGCGGGTCAGGTCACCTTTGCACAAGGCTCTGGTGTGACGATTCGCAACGTGCCAGGTCTCAAGATCGCTGCTCAGTACGGTGTTTACGGTCTGATGAAGATCGCCACCGACGAGTGGGTTCTGTACGGAAGACTGGCGGCATGATAACGACGACAAGGCCGGCTAGACGTCGGGTTCATCCTAAGCATCGCCGTTTTCTTCGTCGACCAACTGTCTACAACATGAGTGCTGGCGTTATTGCTGCTTCTGAGGTTCTCAGTGGAGGAGCAACCCAACACCAAGATGTCTTCACTGCGAGTGGAACATTCAATGTTCCTGTTGGCGTCACTTCTGTCGATATTCTAGTCGTCGGCGGGGGTGGAGGCGGAGGTACAACTTTCTCGGGCAGCAACGCTGGAGGCGGTGGTGGTGGTGGAGAAGTTAAGAAACAACTCTCTGTTGACGTAACTTCTGGTGGAACCTGTACTGTGACTGTAGGTGGAGGCGGTACTGGAGCAGCAGTAGGCTCTGATGGTGGAGACGGAAGTTCTTCATCTTTCGTTGGTTCTACCACTACCTATACTGCAGTTGGCGGTGGAGGCGGCGGTTCAGGAAGTGGTCGTGTCGGTCACAATGGCGCTTGTGGTGGCGGAGGATCTGGTAGTACAAGCAGTAGCGTGTTTCCTGCGGGAGGAACCGGATCTGTTGGTTTTAACGGTGGTTCCGGTGCTGGTACAACTACTAGTCCCGGTCGTCGAGGTGGCGGAGGCGGAGGTATGGGCGAAGCCGGTGCTAATGCTGCTACCGGAACTACCGATCTCGGGACTGGGGGTGATGGAGTCGATCATTCAGCATTTGTTGGAACTTCCGTCGGAGAAAGTGGCTGGTTTGGTGCTGGAGGCGCAGGGGGAGACAATAACGGAGCTGGCGCCGCTAGACTAGGCGGTATGGGAGGCGGAGGAGACGGCGATAACAACCTCAATGCAACTGCCGGTATGGCGAATACCGGAGGTGGCGGAGGCGGAGGCGCAGGCAGTTCTGCTGGTGGTAACGGTGGTTCTGGTGTTGTAATTGTTCGGTACGTCATCTAAGAAAGGAGGTAACTCATGCCCACAGTGTCAACCAAACCTTGGTCGAATTTCAAGGAAAGTGACTACGACGATGCGCAATGGCTTCGTGCTTGCCTGATAGACCGAGGTTCTGAAGCAGGCACTGCAAAACAACGGGGAAGCCTCCCTGTTCGTGAGCCTGATGGAACTCTCAACAAGAATGCGATTGCCGCTGCGGCAGCCGCTCTTGCAGGAGCTCGAGGAGGTGTGAAGGCTTCGACGGAACTGAAGACAAAAGCCGCTCGGGCATTGATTCGTTTGTACGGAACGATCGAAAAGGACCCTCCGGATTCCCTCAAGAGCATGGCGCATTCGCTTGATGCTGGAGACTTTCTCGAACATGCAGTGTCCGGGACGAAAACAGTCGCAGCGATCATGGCGATCCCTGCCCCGTTGGAGAGCATTCATCTCGTTGGAGACGAAGACAAGCATGCAACTCTTCTGTTCTTCGGAGAAACGAACACGTTGCCCGACGATGCCAAGGATATTCTGGTTGAGTCGGTAAAGATGGCGTGCGCCATGCTGTTTCGATTCTCGGAAACCACGTACAAGGTTTCTAGGCTTGGCGAAGAGAACCCACCAGCTCTTGTGGCGATGTTGTCAAACGACAACCTGAGTCAAGTGCGAAATCTCTTCATGATGAATCCTGCTGTGAAGGGATATTTGGACAACACGTCTCAATTCCCTTCGTTCACGCCGCATGTCACGTTGGGTCGTCCCGATTTCGCTGAGGAGATGGTTCTTCGTCTGCTGATGGATGGAGTTCATCGAATTCGATTCGATCGTCTAGCCGTCTGGTGGAACGACGAGCGGATCGAGTTTGCTCTCGGCCCGACAGGCGAAGGCGACTTTGCTGCTATGTCTGAGGCAATTGACAAATTCCTCGAGCATCACGGAGTCAAGGCAATCGTCGAGCCGACTGAGGAAGACGCTGAACAATCAGGTGTCAAAGGAATGAAGTGGGGTGTTCGTCGCCGAGTAGACCCCAAGACGGGTCTCGTGGCTCGAACCTCTTCCGCAGACCAGATCCATGTTGATCGAATCGCCAAGAAACTACACTCTGGCGGAGTCTCGGCCCTTTCGAACAAGGATCTCCAGGATTTCTCCACAAGAATTCAGCGGGAGCAAGAGTTCAATCGAGCTCGATCTTCTCAGGAGGCTCAACGTTCTAAGCCCTTCATCCAGAGGTTCCTTGCAACACAGGGCAAGAGGCAGTTCACTCGTGTCACAGATAAGGCGATCGACATCGCCGTCGAGAAGGCACTCGAACAGGCCGGTATTCATGTTGGAAAGAAGGGTGGCAAGGCGAAGGATGTTGCTGACATCCTTACTGAGACAGGTATTCGTCTCAAGCCCAAGAAGAAGGGTGGCGGATAGACGAAAGGAGGGTTGGCGATGACGTTATCTAATCGGGCAACTCCGATTTACTATGGCGAGTTTCGAGAGAACGTCCTGAGTGGGCATATTCCGGTTTGCCGGGAGATTCTCATGGAGATGGATCGAATCGAAGCACTCATTGCCAGCCCTCGCGTCTACTACGACGACGAAGCAGTAGAAGGGTTTGTACGTTACTGCGAAGGGGAGCTCACGCTTACGAACGGTGAGCCCCTTGAACTTTTGGATACGTTCAAGCTTTGGGCGGAGTCCATTTTTGGCTGGTACTACTTCGAAGAGATCGACGACAACGTTCCAAATCCTGATGGGCGGGGAACTCGTTGGATCACTAAACGAATGAAGCGCCGGCTAGTTAACAAGCAGTACCTAATCGTGGCTCGTGGAGCTGCAAAGTCCTTGTATGAGTCTTGCATTCAGAGCTATGGGTTGAACATCGACACTCATACAACCCATCAGATCACAACTGCCCCAACAATGAAGCAGGCAGAAGAGATTATCGGTCCGATTCGCACGTCCATCACGCGCGCACGCGGGCCACTCTTCAAGTTCTTGACTGAAGGCTCTCTTCAGAACACTACGGGAAATCGAGCGCTTCGACAGAAGCTCGTTCCTACGAAGAAGGGCGTTGAGAACTTCCTCACGGGTTCGCTCTTAGAAGTGCGACCAATGAGCATCGACAAGCTTCAAGGACTTCGCTCCAAGTACAACACCGTAGACGAGTGGCTTTCTGGCGACATTCGAGAGGATGTTATCGAGGCTATCGAGCAGGGTGCATCCAAGGTTGACGATTGGTTAATCGTGGCTGTTAGTTCAGAAGGAACGGTTCGAAACGGGGCCGGCGACACCATCAAGATGACCCTTCAGGATATTTTGAGAGGTGAGTATGTTGCTCCGGATGTTTCTATCTGGCATTACAAGCTTGACAGTCTTGAAGAAGTCAAGAATCCTGACATGTGGCTTAAGGCTCAGCCCAATCTTGGCAAGACTGTCTCATATTCCACGTACCACAAAGCGGTGGAGCGAGCTGAGAAGGCCCCGTCGACTCGAAACGACATCCTCGCGAAGCGTTTCGGAATTCCACGTGCGGGCTACACATACTTCTTCACATACGAAGATACTTTGCCCCATCGTAAGCGTAAATTCTGGGGACTACCGTGTTCTCTTGGTGCCGACCTGTCACAGGGTGATGACTTCTGTGCATTCACCTTTCTGTTTCCGCTCGGAAATGGTAAGTTTGGCGTAAAGGTTCGGAGCTACATCACAGAAAGAACGATGGCTCGTCTTCCCGGCGCTATGCGTCAGAAGTATGACGAGTTTGTCGCAGAGGGCAGTCTTCACGTCATGCCGGGAACCATCTTGGACATAGATGGCGAGATATTTGACGATCTCGATAAACACATCCAAGAATGTGACTACACGGTAGTGACTTTTGGCTACGACGTCTACGGTGCCGATGCGTTTGCTGCTCGATGGGCGAGCATGAACGGCCCATTCGGCATGGAGAAAGTCCGACAAGGCTCGAGAACAGAGTCGGTGCCTCTTGGAGAGATCAAGAACCTGGCTGAAGAACGTCTCCTCTTGTTTGATGAGCTTCTCATGCAGTTCTGCATGAGTCACGCCGTTGTTGAGGAAGACACCAATTTCAATCGAAAGCTACACAAGAAGCGACGTGAGGAGAAGATCGATAACGTGTCTGCTCTTATGGACGCTTTCGTTGCTTGGAAACTCAACAAGGAGATGTTCGAATGACACAGGAAGGAGGTGACTCATGGCACGAGAACGAATCGGAAAGCAGCTTCGGCATGCTTGGAATGCTTTCGTAGCAGACCGACAAGCCACATCTCTTCGCAACTCTTCACAAGTTTCCCCTTGGTACGGACCTTCTACGGGACGGCCCGATACCAATCGGATGCGACACGTCAATGACAAGACGCTCCTGACTGCGATCTATGTCCGAATGGCTGTCGATGCCGCCGGTGTGGAGTTTCGTCACGTTCGACTGGACGAGAACGAGCAATACAAGGAGACGATCAAGTCTGGTTTGAATGAATGTCTCTCTGTCGAGGCAAACGTCGATCAGGCATCTGCCGCCTTCTTTCTCGATGTCTACATGTCCCTCTTCGATGAGGGCTACATCGCCATTGTGCCAGTCGATACAACGCTCGATCCCGAACTATCTGGTGGCTGGGACGTCACTAACATGCGTGTAGGGATGATCAGACAGTTCTATCCTCAGCATGTTTGTGTTTCAGTCTGGGATGAGAAGATCGGCGATCGTCGAGATTTGATTCTCGAGAAGAAGTTCGTTGCTGTCGTTTACAACCCGTTCTTCTCGGTGATGAACGATGGATCTTCGGTTCTTCAGAGACTTACTCGGAAGCTCAGCATTCTCGATGTCGTTGACGAAGCATCGGCAAACGGAAAGTTGGATGTTCTTGTTCAGCTTCCGTACACGGTTCGAGGAGCAACGAGGAAGAAGCAGGCTGAGGATCGAACTAAGGATCTGCAGGAACAGCTGAAGAACAGTCCGCTTGGTATCGGCTATATCGATGCTACAGACAAGGTGATCCAGCTTAACCGACCGGCAGAAAACAGTCTCATGACTCAGATCGAGTATTTGGTCAATCTGCTTTATACCCAGCTCGGACTCACTCCAGAGATCATGAATGGTTCCGCAGATGAAGCAGCTATGCTGAACTACATGAATCGAACAATCAAGCCTTTGTACACAGCTGTCAGGCAAGGCATGATTCGTTCATTCCTGACTAAAACTGCTCGTACTCAAGGTCAGTCAGTCATGACCTTCTGGGATCCGTTCGCCTTCCTTCCGCTTTCGGCTATTGCTGAAATCGCGGACAAGTTGATCCGAAACGAGGTTCTCACGGCCAATGAGATCCGTCCGAAGCTCGGTTACAAGCCTTCTACAGATCCGAATGCTGACAAGTTGGGCAACCCGAACATGCCTGGAAACACTGCTGCGGATCTGGACGCAAATGGGCATCCTGTAGCCGCTCCAGCAGCGTCTGCAGTAGGAGGTTCTGAAGGAGATCTCTTCGAAGAGATGAACAAAGTTCTTGACGACGCATTCAAGGACTTGGGGGTGGATGAGAATGCCCTCTAGTGTAGACGACATCCTGGTTCACGCCGGCGTCTACGATCCAGCCGCTCGTCGAGAGCGTTATCTCCGAGACAGGGAACTCAAAGGCCGTAAGCCAGGACAGCAGCTACCAGGTGGGCAGTCCAGTAATGGAAGTAGTCCGAATGGAAGCGTTATCCGGTCAAGAGGTCCTACCTTGCATACGCAAGCGAATCAAGCTGCATCTGCATCCCGGCAGGCTGCAGCCCTACGAAGCCGCCTTACCACTCTGAGGGCGGCCCTTGAAAAGCTACTCGCCGAAGCAAAGTCGGGTTCGAGTAGTACCTCATCCAGCAGCTCTTCTAAGAAGGGCGGCGGTTCGGAGAAATCCGATGGACCTGAGAAGCCAAAAACCGCCAAGCAGAAGGCCGCTGCCGAAAAGGCTCTTAAGAAAGCCCGTGAAGAAAGGGCTAGGGAAGCTAAGAAAGAGCCGAACAAGAAGGAAGCACCTTCGAAAGAAGAGCAAATCGCGCATCTTCGGTCAGTGATCAAGGATGTGGAGGCAAAACTGAGAGCTGTACTAGATCGAGCTCGACCCCAAACGGCATCGAACGGCCGTTGAGATGAAGTGGAAGGAGAACCGTCAAAATGGGAAATGAAAAGCGTAAGCCCAACTTCAGTGGCTACGTGACCAAGGCGGGGATCGTGTGCACCGACGGCCGCGTCATCGAGCCTGGTGCTTTCGCACATCAGAATGGCACCAAGGTGCCGTTTGTCTGGCAGCACGGTCACAAGGACGTTGAGAATGTCCTGGGCCACGTGCTTCTGGAAGAGCGAGACACGTCCCACCCCGATGGAGCCGGTACCTACGGGTATGTCTACATCAACGGCACCCCCAAGGGGCAACACGCCAAGGAGACCGTTGAACACGGCGACCTCGACTCGATGTCCATCTGGGCAAACGAGCTCAAGGAGAAGATCGTCAATGGCGTCAAGCGCGTCATGCATGGCGGCATCAAGGAGGTGTCGCTGGCTCTTTCTGGCGCTAACTCCGGCGCAAAGATAGACAACGTTCAGGTCGCTCACAGCGACAATCCAGATGACCCGGAGGACCCGGATCAGGTGGAAACTTTGCAGCACGACGCGTTCATCGTGTTGGGCGGCAACCTCGAGCACTTTGTCGAGGAGGATGAGAACGAAGAGTCCGCTGTGTCGGAGGAAGCGGAGGAGTCTGTCGAGGACGAGTCCGAAGAGATCGAGCATTCGGAGGAGTCAGACGAAGGAGAAGGCGAGACCGAAGAGATCGAGCATGCTACCAAGCAGGAGATCTGGGACAGCCTGAATGAGGACCAGGAGGCCCTCGTCCGTGAAGTGATTGCAGTTGGGCTGGGTCTTCAAGGAGAAGACTCGCTGGCCCAGTCCGAAGAGACCCACGAGGGCGACCTCACCCACACCCAGGAAGGATCACAAGAAATGACTCGAAACGTCTTCGAGCAGGCCGGTTTCACCCGCAACCCGGGGCAGACGGTTTCTCTCCAGCACAGCGGGCTCGAGCTCGACAAGCGCTGGGGGCCCGATGAGATGCAGGAGCTTCTGCACGCCGCGATGGGTGATACCCGTCGTGAAGGCAGCGGCGTCTCCAGCCTTCGTGCCCACCTCGCCCAGGCAGCGTCGGACCATCTCGGTCACGCCGTTACCTACGGCATCGAGAACATCGACTACCTGTTCCCCGACGCCCGCATGGTTCAGGACTCTCCGGAGTTCATCAAGCGTCGGACCGAGTGGGTTGACGGGGTCCTCAACGGCGTTCGTCACTCTCCCTTCAGTCGCGTCAAGACGATGCTGGCCGACATTACCGCCGACGAGGCGCGTGCCAAGGGCTACGCCAAGGGCAACCTGAAGAAGGACGAGTGGTTCACGCTGTCGAAGCGTGTCACCACGCCGGCCACCATCTACAAGAAGCAGAAGCTGGACCGCGACGACATTCTCGACATCACTGAGATCGACGTGGTGGCCTGGATGAAGGCTGAGATGCGTGTCATGCTCGACGAGGAGATCGCTCGTGCGATCCTCGTGGGTGACGGTCGTGAGGTCGACGATGACGACAAGATCAAGGAGCCGCCGACTGCTGGTGACGGCGCAGGCATCCGTCCCATCGCGTTCGATGACGACGTCTACACCCACAAGGTGATTGCGCCGGCCAACGCCACGGTCGACGACAAGGTGGAGCTCATCCTGCGTGCCAGGAAGTACTACAAGGGCTCGGGCAACCCGACGTTCTACACCACCGACGACGAGCTCGCGAACTTCCTTCTCGAGAAGGACCGGATGGGGCGTCGCCTCTACCCGACCGAGAACGACGTCGCGGTTGCGCTTCGCGTGAAGAACATCGTGACCGTCGAGGTCATGGAGGGTGTGCAGACGGACGACGGTGAGCTCCTCGGAATCATCGTCAACCTGATCGACTACACCGTCGGTGCGGACAAGGGTGCGGCCATCGGCCTGTTTGATGACTTCGACATCGACTACAACCAGTACAAGTACCTGATCGAGACCCGGATCTCCGGTGCTCTGACCAAGTACAAGGCTGCGCTTGCTCTTCTGCGTGCGAACGGCACTGAGGTCACTCCGACCATTCCGACCTTCGTCACCTCTACGGGTGTTCTGACGGTTCCTTCGGTCACTGGCGTGATCTACAAGAACGACGAGACGAACGCGACTCTGACTGCTGGTGCTCAGACCGCGATCGCTTCGGGCGCGACGGTGTATGTGCGAGCTTACCCGGACACCGGGTACTACTTCCCGCACAACTTCGACGCTACGTGGAGCTTCACCCGCGACTGAGCGGAGTAGCTGATGGCAAGATTCGCCGGCAAGGTTGGATTCGGCGTCTCTACTGAGGTACGACCTGGCGTGTGGAAGGATATTATCACTGAGAGATCATATTTCGGTGATGTCAAAAGAGTCGCACGCCAGGTTCGTACCGAAGACAAGGTTAACGACGAGATTGGTGTCGAGAACCTTATCGAGATCGTCGCAGATGCATTTGCCAACGAACACTTCATTGCCATCCGCTACGTTGATTGGGCGGGGACTAAGTGGAAAGTTCCTTCAGTGGAAGTCCAGCATCCCCGTCTAATCATGAGGCTAGGAGGTGTATACAATGGACCAGCTCCGGTTGTACCTTAAGAACATTCTTGAGGAAAAAGAACTGGAAGCGGCGTTGTATATTCAGCCCCCGGAAGGCATGAAGATGTCATATCCTTGTATTGCGATTACTCGCGATGTTGGGGATACGGCGTTCGCTGACAACGCCCCATTCCGCCATCAAAAGCGGTACACGCTAACAGCTATTGATGAGGATCCAGAGGGTCCTTGGTATGACCTGTTGGCATCACTGCCCAGAGCACGACATAACAGGTCGTTCCCGGCAGACAACCTCAACCACGATGTTTTCACATTGTTCTTCTAGGAGGAAGAATGGCTAAGCTCACCTGGGACGGACCGGGTCAGCGCAAGTTTGAGACTGGCGTTGACCACGGGATCCTGTTCCCGAGTGGTGGCGATGGTGTGGCCTGGAACGGTCTCACCACTGTCACCGAAACCCCTGCTGGTGCTGACAACACCAAGACGTACGCGGACAACATCGTGTACGGTGCGATTCGCGCGGCCGAAACCTTTGGTGGAACTGTCGAGGCATATATGTGCCCCAGGGAGTTCCTCGAGTGCGACGGCTTTGTGATCGTCAACGGCGTTGCCGTCGGCCAGCAGGCCCGCAAGCCTTTCGATCTGTACTACAGGACGAAGGTCGGTTCTGACCTCGACCCCGATGCAGGTTTCAAGCATCACTTCGGCTACGGTCTTACGACCTCTCCTTCGGAGAAGGCGTACGGCACCGTGAACGACAGCCCGGAGATGACCAGCCTGAGCTGGGAGTTCGAATCGACGCCAGTCGCTTTCCTTGATGTGGACTTCGACGATCTTCGTCCGACGTCACTTCTGACGATCGACAGTACGGATCCCGCAGCGGATCCTACCCTGTTGGCGGCTCTGCTCGTCATCGTGGAGGGCGCGGTTGGAGTCGACCCGCGCATGCCTACTCCCGATGAGGTCCTCAACGCCATGGGCACTGGTCTGACTGTGGTGAACATGCTGACTCTTGCCAACCAGCCGAGCTACAACTCGGGCACTCACGTGATCACGATTCCGGTGGTCACGGGTGTTACCTGGAAGATCAACGGCGAGGACGTTTCCACTGGTGCTCAGCCGGCTCTGGCTGTCGGCGAAGTTGCCGAGGTCACTGCCCATGCGGCAGCTGGTTACACCCTTTCGGGCGATACCGACTGGTCGTACGAGTACTGACAGACAGAAAGGAAGCCAGAGAATGCTCAAACTCAGTGTTGTTGTGTCCGACACCTACGACGAGAAGACCAAGAAGTTTATCGTCGAGACTGTGGACATCGAGCTAGAGCATTCTCTGGCTTCTCTGTCAAAATGGGAAGAGAAATGGGAGATTCCTCTTCTGTCATCGCCAGACAAAACGGATGAACAAAGCGTTAGCTACTTGGAATGCATGTGTTTGACTCCTAATATTGCTCCGGAGGTTTTCTGGAAACTCACCGAAGAGCAACAGGAACAAGTTTCCAAGTATCTTGAGAAGAAAGCTTCTGCCACTTGGTTTGCGGATCGGCCCGAACCGAAAAGTGGGGAAGCCATCACAGCCGAACTTGTCTATTATTGGATGGACGGGTTCGGTATTAACTGGGAAACCCAGTATTGGCACCTTAACAAACTTCTTACGTTAATCAAGATTCATAGCGTCAAGGCCGATAACAAACCCAGGCAGCAGAGCGCACGCAATCGTCAACAGGAGATTATGCGCATCAATGCCCAGAGACTTAAAGAGACCGGTTCCAATGGCTGAAAGGAGGCACCATGACAGAGCTCGTGCATGACGCACCAGGCGAACGTTTCTACGAGTACGGTTCCTCCAAGGCCGTTCTATTCCCGCACACCGGTGGGGCTTACGTTTGGAACGGTTTCCAGGCCGTCAACATTAACCCCACGACTCAGAACGAATCTGAGAAGTGGTACTACGATGGTGTTCCGTACTACGAGAAGATCGAGGCCGAGGAGTTCGGTGCCGACATCCAGTGTGTGAACACGCCAAAGGCGTTTCTGCAGTGTGAAGGTGTGTATGAGAGCACTGACTACCCGGGAATGTACACGCACATGAACCCTCGTATCAAGTTCAATTTGGCTTGGGTCACTCGAATCGGAAACGATGAGACGGAAGAACTTGGATACCGTCTTCACATCGTGTACAACGCTCAAGCGCAGCCAGCCGGTCGCTCATACCAGACCAGGACGGATATTTCCACCCCGGAGTCGCGGTCAATTTCTATCAAGACTACTCCTGCTTGTGGGATCTGGTCCTATTACAGTTTCGACTCGCGGGAGGCAGACGTCGACGCGCTCCTTGCGACGATTCTTGGTGGAACTCTTCCTCCATGTAATCTTCTTTCGGTCGGCCCGCCTCCGCCACCAGACGAAGAGAGCGATTGCATCAACTTCACAGCAGACTTCCAGGGCTACAATCCTGGACAGGTTCTAAATGAGGACATCACGGAAGACACGAACAACACGGAGATCATTCTTCAAGGAGTAGTCAACAACGGATTGGATATCGTCACGATTCCGATTCTTGGATCCTCTATGGAAGACAACGCTTCAGCAGCCCTACCTACGATTGTAGGCACGGGAAATATTCTTAGCGATGACGATGACGCTACGTATGTTACGTCTGGTGAAGGAGATCTTGGGTATACGTTCCCGATTCCTCTGCTGACTGGTGGGTATACAGTAGGTAGTCGACTCGAGCTGCATATTCGTATGTCCATCGACGGTTCGATCAATCCCGACGATCCGGACAATCTCGCTGCTGAGGCTCAGGTACATATTTCCACAGATGTCGAAGGAGAACTGACTGTTGGTGGCTTCTCTGACGGCGCTCAAGAAGGTATGGCCTTCAAACTGAGTGACGTTGTAGGTACGCCGGTCGATTATGTGATTCCTCTTCGGATGGACGCATGGATCAACTCGACAGAAGCGGATGTTGTTGCTGCGCTAGAGGCTGGAGCGTTCATCAATTTCCTCGGAGCTTCCAACTTCAATTCGGATCCAGTGGAACTTCCTGTAGAAGTTCGGGTCTACAACGCCAAGATCGTCATTATCAACAACACTGATAGTGACAGATATTTGCGTCCTGACCCTACTACGGGTGTTGGTGTTGCTGAGCAGCACATTCGAACTACCTACGGAGGGTCGATCGATCAAGAAACAGCATTCACCACGTTTGTTGACTTCAAGGTCAAGAGCATTCCTGAAAACGATGCGTATGATGGAGTCAGCCGAAACATCATCGAGTTTGCTGGTGGTGACGTAGGTACTCTCAAGGCCCAAGTAGTAGCTGGCGTTGCCAGAGCTGCTTGGTACGACGATGGAAGCGTGACTGCTGACGTTGCGGTTAACCTCACTCCTGAGGTTTGGTACAGAGCGAGACTCTACTGGACGTGGGGATCTGCCAACGTCAAGGTGTGGGCTAGAGACGCGAGCTCTACTATCTATCTGATTGATCGAAACTTGACACCAACGGTCGACCCCACTGCTCAAGTGATACACAATGCCGGATTTGTTGGATAATGATGAGGAGGTGGCAAGGTGACGTACGAGCTCGTACTAGATAACTCGAAGATGCTGGCAAATTGCTTCGAGGAGGTACCTTGTTCATCTCAGATTATTCGTCCTACAGGGGCTTATGCGAATACTGGTGGAGGGCCCTTTGGTGAACCAACCATTGTTGGCTCTCAGCCAGTGTTAGCCGATAGTTCCGATGCCAGCTACGTTCAATCGGCAGAAGATCAGTTCCCATACACCTATGGTCTAGAGACCTTGGGTAGCTACAGCACGGGCAGTCCGATCACGCTTCATATTCGGGTTTCTGTGACTGGAGGAGGATCTCCTGTGAATGCCCATGGCGAGGTGTTCATTGCAACATCTGGCGGTGTTGGAAACTCAGCAGATGAAATCGGAGGCTTCTCCGACGGAAGCACAAGCGGTTTCGGCTTCAACATTCCACTAGTAAATGGAACCATTCAAGAGCTAACAGTTTCTCTGAGTATGGGTGCTTGGGGTGGAAACACGGTACAAGACGTGGCAAATGCTTTGATGGCAGGAGCTTTCCTGGATTTTAACATGATTGTGAATTCTAACTGGGATACGCCACCTACGATTAGAGTATATGAAGCCTGGATTGAGGTGGGATGCCCATGACGTTTGAACTGGTTTTAGACAACTCCAAGATGTTAGCGAACTGCTTCGAAGAGGGACCGATCACAATCGATCTTGGTGCTTGGAATGCTACTGATCCTGGGGGAGCTGGCTCCTATGACGAAATGGGAACTCCGGATACATCAAGCTTTGTGACAATTCCGAATCTCAATCGTTACGCACCGGAGTACTTTGCCGAGACGGATCAGGGAGTTCCAGCGTCTAATGTCAACATCTTTA